CGGTCGGCCCCGCCGACCGCGCCGCCGGGCAGCGGGGTCACGTCGCCGACCTTCTGCTTCGCGTCCCGCTGCTGGTCGCGGGCGCGGATCAGTTCCGGCCGGAACCCGGCGAGTTCTTTCTGGAGCCAGGCCTCGATGGCTTCCGGCGAGGCGATGCGGATCTCCACCTCGGCGACGCTGCGCCCCGGTCCTTTCAGGGCGGCCACATCGTCGTGGTCGTCGGCCGCGGCGCGGATGATGAGCAGGTCGCCCTCGCCCACCGGTGCGCCGTCGCCGCGGCGGAACGCCGCGACCGGAACGGACCGGACCGTTTCGACCGTCCCGGACTGCGGCACGACGGCGCAGACCGGTCCGCCGCCCAGCGCGGCGAGCGCGCCGCACGAGGCGTTAGGCACTTCCGCCAGCAGGTACACGCGGACCGGTCCGTCGCGCCCGACGCGGTACTCGAGGAACGACCGGCGGACGCCGTACAACTTGTCCTCGGCCGTTGTGGCGACGGTGACGCTAGCGGTCGGCGCGAGCAGCGGCGGGTCGGCGCCGGCGAGCGGGCGGGCGAGCGTGACCACGGGCACCGGATCGGCCGTGAGGCGGATCTCGACGAGCCGCGTGCCGGTGAGTCCGGTGTCGTCGGTCAGGCGCAGGGCGTACTGCCCGGAGAGGGGCGGGACGAACTCGGCGGTGAGGACCCGGCCGTCTTCGGAAAGGGCGATCGGGACGTCCGCGCCGAGCGCGTCGGCCAGCCCCTGGCACCCGACCGCGGCGAGCGGGTTCGTGTGGCCCAGGAACGCGACCGGCGCGGCGTTGAGGACCGCGGACCGGTCGCCGGAGAAGGCCAGGGTGGCGGCGGAGAGCCGCACGTCCGTCGCGGCGCGGAAGCGGAGGACCGTTCCGGTCGGCACCTCGATGACCGCGGCCCCGTCGGGCAGTTGGGCCGGCGGCAGGTTGGTGTACGCGGGGGGCGTGGCGTGGAACTGGGGCGACGGGCGGCCGTCGAGCGGCACGAGGCGCGGCGGCGGCACCACCGTGACCTCGAGCCAGTCGGTTTCGGCGTCGTTGGCGGAGAGCCGGACGGCGAAGGTGGCGGGCACGCGGGCCGGGTCGAACCGGGCGGTGATCACCGCGGCCCCGCGCACCTTCGGGTCGTTATTGATCACGAGCGGGAACTGTTCCTCGAACTCGCCGCCGCCCTCGAGACGGACCTGAACGGTGGCCGCGCCGGTGAGCGCCCCGCGGACGGCGAACTTCAGTTCGAACGCCTCGCCCTTCGACATGCGTGCCGGGAACGCCGGCGCGAGGACCTCGATGCGCGTTTTCGTGGGCCAGGGGTGAGCGCCGAACGGGTCGGCGAGCCGCACGAGCGCGGTCCCGGCCCGGGCCGTGTTCCACAGCACCAGCGGCACCACCGCCCCCGCCACGATCACACACGCCCAGGCCGCCCGCCAGCACCGCCAGGTGGGCACGAGACGGTCGAGCGGGAGCCGGCTGACCTTCCGCTCGGCGACCCGCACGGCCGACGCGGTGAGGCGGTTCGAGACGCCGCTCCGCCCCCGCGGGCGGGCGCCGTCTTCGTCACCGGACCCGAGGAAGGAAACGGCGGACGCGAGCGCGTCGTTGAAGACCGGGAACCGGTTTTCCAGTTCGAGCGCGACGGCCAGCGCGTCGGTGCGGTACCGCATCGGCCGCACCACCCCGCGCAGCCAGATCACTCCGGCCGCGGTGAGGGTCGTGACAAGGGCCAGCGCCCGGTACGGGGCGCCGAGGTGGACCGCGGCGTCGAGACCACCGGCGGCCGCAATCAGGCCCGCCGCAGTAGCGACGAAGACCAGAACCCCGGACGCGGCCACGACCCGCTTCCGGGCGCGGCCGATCTCGGCCAGTTGGTCCGTGAGCGATACGCGCTCGGTCGGCGGGCGGAGAACCAGTGCCATGCGGAAACACCCCGACGGGCCACCGGAAGCAACGGAGCCGTTTCCCACGAGACGATCACGGGGCACACGGCGACGGCCGGCCCCGCGAGCACCTCCCATCATAACAACCGCTCGCGCTTCCGCAAAAGCCACTCGGTCAGAAGCAGGAACATCAGGAGGCCGTACACGACGGGCTGGTTCCACAACGGCACCGGCGGGCACGGCTGGTTCAGCGGCACGCGCTGGAGGTTCTTCAAGTCGTCGAACACGTCGGTCGCGGTCGCCAGTGTGTAGAACCCGCCACCGGACTGGCTCGCCGCCAGCTTCAGGTCGGCGCTGTTCAGTTCCGTGCGGTCGCGCTCGTTCAGCGGCGGCAGCACCGACGCCGTGGCGAACGGCCGCGCGCCCGGGACCTCCGGGTCGGTCATCTCGAACCGGTAGTCGCCCTCCGGCGCGCGGGGCAGGGTGGCCTCGAACAGAATGGTCGGGCCGGGGACGCGGTTGAGGGCGAGGGTCGAGGTTTCGGTCGGGCCGGGGCCGGGCGTCCCGTCGGGCCTCTTGAGCGGGGACCGGGTGACCGCCACGCGCACGGGCGTGTCGCCGCCGGGCGCCGGCGACTCGATCGGGAACTCCACCTGGACCGTCACCCGCTCGTCGCGGCGGAACTCGGTCCGGGGGGCCACCCGCAGTTCCGGCCGGCGGATGCGGGACCGCGACAGCACCCGGACGGCCTGGATCCAGAACCGGTCGAAGTGCTCCTCGTCGGAGCGGAACCGCCACCGCCAGGTGTCGTCGAGGCCGAAGAACAGCACCGGGCCCGCGCCGGCGAACTGTTGGAGTACGAGCGGGTGCTTCTCGCCCGGCGCGCCGCCCTCCGCGGCCCGCGTCGGGTGTTCGGCCAGCACGCTCGTCAGCGGCTTGCGGCGGTAGCCCTTGGCGTACCACAGGAGCGGCTTCAAGTTGCCCCAGATGCGGGTCGATTCGGCCTGGTCCGCGGAGAACCGGAACAGCGGGTGCATGCGGCCGGCCGGCGTGAGTTTCGGCTGGTACTCCTCCGTGAGCGGCTGCTCCTCGGGCGGGCGCGTCGCCGCCGGGGCGTCGCCGGGGAGCACCGGCAGCACCTCCGCGAGCGGCGTGTCGGCGTAGGCGGCGGGCGTGCCGTGTTCCCCCGCGAGGAAGAGCAGGCCGCCGCCCTTCACCTTCACGAAGTCGGCGAGGTCGCGGAGGACGACCGCGCTGCGGGCGCCGCCGATCTGTTTGGGGTCCACGTCGCCCAGGATGACGACGTCGAAGCCGAACAGTTCGGTACGGGTCGGGAACTCGCCGCGGAACGCGGAGCGGTCCGTTTCCGCCCAGCCCTTCGACGCGTCCTGGAGGACGACCTGGACCTCCACCGACTTGCCGCCGACGGACCGGTCCGACTCGCGCTCCAGCAGCACCTTGACGAACCGGAAGTCGTACCGCGGGTAGCCCTCCACGTACAGCACGCGGATGCGGCGCGAGTCGGTGACGAGGACCGTGCGCTCGATCCTGTTGTTCCGCGTGTTGGTCTCCCCGGGCACGGCCGGGACCTCGAGGACGAACGTCTTCTCGCCCGCCTCCTGCGGCGTGTGCGCGACGGTGACCGACACCGGGTTGCCGGACGGGTCGGGCGTGACGGTGACCTGCCCGCGGTCCTCGAGCCCGTTCGGCGTTTTCTCCCGGAGGAACACGGTGACCGGCGCCGCCGGGACCCGCCCGCGGGCCCCGAGCCGGGCCTCGAACACGAGCCGGTCGCCGCGGCCGACCACGGGTTCGGCGTGCACGTCGTTGAGGATCAGATCGGGCGTCTCCCAGGTGTCGCCGACGCCGACGAGGAACAGCGGCACGCCGTCCTGGGCCGCGGCGCGAGACGCCTTGGGCAGGTCGTCGCCGGCGGTGGTCACGCCGTCGGTGAACATGATGATGGCCGCGAGGGGGCTGCCGCGGAAGTCCTTCAGCACCTTTTCGATGCCCTCGCCGAGGTGCGACCCGTCGCCCTCGGCCTTCAGCTTTTCGATGGCCGCGCGCCCGTCCGCGGCCTGTTCCTCGTCTTCCACGACCGCGAGCGGGCGCGTCTGGGTGTCCACGGCGTAGAGGCGCACCTTGACCTGTTTCTCCTTCAGGAGCCGGTCGAGCCAGTCGGCGTCCGGACGGGTGAGGAGCCACTGCGCCAACCGCAGCCGATTCGTTTCCGACAGGGGCGTCAGGCCGGCGAGTTCCTCGGCCCGGGCGCGCACGGCGGGGTCCTTGAACGGGTCGCGCGTGTCCATGCTGGCCGACGTGTCGAGCAGGATCACGACCTCGGGCCAGCCCTCGCGGTCGAAGGCGAGTTGCCGCTGCGCGAGGACGACGAACAGCACGAGCAGGAAGGCCGCCGTGCGGAGCAGCGCGGGCAGCAGGAGCCGGCCGAACCCGCCCGCGGCGCGGCGCTCGAGCCGGTACACGCCGAACGTGAGTGCGACGCACGCGACCGCCAGCGCCAGCACCACACGCCGGTCGGTGGCGGCGTTGCGGAAGAACGCGGTGAACCCGTCGAGCCGCCACTTGGTCCCCTCGCCCGGGGCGGCGGCGGGTACGCCCGCCGCCGTTTCGATCGCGGCGCGCGGGCCGTGCGGCAGGAACCCGAGCGGGTTGCCGGTGCGCTCGGCGTGGAACACCGCGAAGAGGACGAACCCGGCCGCGACCAGAGGGAGTAGCGCCGCCAGGGTGCCGGCCAACCGCTGGAGGCGCTTCGTCAGGTCGGGCCGCGGGGCCGCGCTCCGGGCCGCAGTGCGCGACGGGCCGAAGCGCCACGCGAGGACCAGTTCTGCCGTCAGTACGAGCAGGGCGAATTCGGTTGCGAACCGGGCGAGGAACGGGCCGTGCGGTTTCGGCGCGGTGGTCAGGGCGGCCCCGCTCTCCCCGGTCGGCTTCACCTCCGCGGGGTCGTCCACCACCTGCATCGGCGCGCGGAACTCGCTCCGGTCGGTGCGGCGCAGGTCCGACTCGCTGGCCCGTGTGGGGTCGATCTCGGCGACGTTCACCGCGAACACGCGGTCGCGGGAACCGTTGGTCCCCATCCGGTACAGTCCGCTCACCGCGGTGTTGTTGAACCGGGCCACCCCGGCTTCGTCCTGCAACTCGAGCCGGATGTGGGCCGAGAGCCCGTCCGGGCCGTTGAGACCGGCTTCGAGGCCGGCGGCACTGGCCGGGAAGAACTCCTCGATCACCTCGCCCACGCGGAGCGTGTGGCGATCCGGGTTCGCGACGCAGTGCTTCAGGAACTCGTTCCAGAACGGGAGGAACGTGAACTTCTCCGGCCAGGTGTTCCAACTCACGTTGAACGTACTGGTGAACACGTACACGCGGCCCCGGTGCCGGCCCCACTCGACGAGGGCCGGATCGGGCTTTGCCCCGGCCGCGGTCTTGGGGTCGGGCGCCACGGCCCCGGCGCGGGCGAAGGTCATGATGCGCCGGGCGCGCCCGCCCGGCGGGGTGTCGAGCTTCATGTACGTTGGAAACGGGACGGAGGTGAGCCCGGCCCGAAAGCGGTCGTCGTTGAACGAGACGAGCGGCGCCTTGCGGTACTCGTCGTCGTCCGCGTGCAGCTGGTACCCGAGGTCGTCCGGGCTCGCGACGGTGACGGTCTCACCGAGGGCACCGGGGAGGATACCATTGCCCTCGCGGTACAGGACCGAGTTGTACTGCGCGCGGCTGGCGGCGGCGTTCGGCCCCAGCCCGATGACGACGGTACCGCCGCGGCGCAGCACCGCGTCCAGTTTGGCGGCCAGGTCGGATGACGGGTTGGGAACGTCACAGAGGAAGACGCAATCCACACCGGTGAGGTCACAGACGGGGTCGAGGAACTCGCCGGGCGTCACGACGCGCGGGCGCGCGGGCGTGAGCCCGGGGCTCGCGTGGAGCGGGAAGAACGCGAAGTTCAGGTACGTCGCCGCGCGCCGCTCCGGCAGCGGATCGGCCTGTCCGTCGACCAGAACGGCATGTATCCCGTCACGAACTTCGACCGCGAGCGCGCGGCTGTCGTCGGCGGGGAGGTCGTCGCCCTCGACCAGCTTCGCCTGGAGCACATGGATGCCGCGGTCGCGGAACCCGTTCGGGCCGCTGAGGTCGAACTTCACGCTGCCGCGCAGGCCGGGCGGGATGGCGTCGATCGCCTTCTGCCCGACGGCGACGAGCGCATCGGAGCCGCCGGACGGGCGCCCGAGCAGCAGATCGACCCGGACGTTCTTCCGCTCGGCGCGGCTCAGGTTGGCGACCGTCACTGTGACCGACGCCGGGTGATCGACGAGGGGCATCGGGTCGGCGAGGGCGAGATCGGCGACGGCCAGGTTGTTGACGTCGTCGCGGGCGGTGTCCACCACGACCACGTCGGCGCGGGCGGTGATCCGCTGCCACACTTCGGCGGTGCTGTTCTCCGGCCGCGGGACGGCGTTGGCCCAGGAGGCGCGCTGGAGGTCGCTGAAGAAGGTGAGTTGGCGCCGGGGGTACGCGCGCGGGGAGCGGGTGATGATGTCGGCGATCACCGGGAGCGCCGCGGTGTGGTCCGCGGTGCCGTGGGTGGGCTTCACCTCGGCCCGGAGCGCGGCAACGACCTTCTCGGGGTCGTTCGACGGCCCCTGAACGACCGTTTCTGCGGTGCCGGTCATCTTGAGGAGGGTGTAGCCGTCGCCGGGGTTGCCGGAGCGGATGAGGTGTTCCGCCTGGGCGACGGCGCGCTCGAACCGCGTCTGCCCGTTCTCGGTCCGCGCGGTCATGCTGAGTGACGTATCGATGACGATGACGTGGTGCGTGCGCGGGACGTTGTTGATGGTTTCGGTGGTGCCGGGCTTGATCGCCTGCCACAGCCGTTCGGCCCACGCGGTGGTGGCGAGCATGGCGCAGAGCAGCAGGGCGAGCGCGGCGGTCCGCAGCAGCAGCAGCAGCCACTGATCGATGCGCCGCTTGTGGCGCCGTTCGGCGACGACGAGGAACCGCATCGCGGCCCAGGGCACGACCTGATAGCGTTTGCGGAAGAGCAGGTGAATGGCGAGCGGCACCCCGATCGCGGCGGCGGCGGCACCGGCGGCGAGGGCGGGTGTGAATACGGCGAACGGGGGGTACATCATGTGTTGCGCCGACCGACCGCGATTCGCGGTGGAGGATGACATCAGACAATTCGCGCGAACCGGTGGAGGGGACCGGTGTCCCTCAGTATGACGCAGCAGCGGTTCGGTGGCAACGGTTTGGCGGCTGGTATTGACTCCCCTGTGCCCGTCGCTAACATGACCCACGAAGGAAACGGAAACGACGGGCTGTAGCTCAGCTTGGTAGAGCGCTTGGTTCGGGACCAAGAGGTCGCAGGTTCAAATCCTGTCAGCCCGACTGAATTAGTCATAAAACTCAGGTAAAACTCACTTCTCAATTCGATTGCGGCCGATTACTATAGGCGTCACTGATGCCCATAGTTTTTGGGGTGCCGCATGAACATCCGGCTCATCACCTACAAGGGCGAAACGCTCTCGCTCAAGGATTGGGGCGCGAGAACCGGTATCCCGTTCTCGACGATCGCATCGCGCCTCAAACTCGGCTGGGATCTCGAGCGCGCGCTGACCACGCGTCCGAACCGAGATTTCGCCAAGGGCGGACGCCCGGCCAAGGAGGAAGCGCGTCGGCCGCCGGCGATGAAGCACCACAAGGCGACCAGCCGCGCGTACGCGCGATGGTGGTCGCTGGGCACGCGCCACGTCAAATATTTCGGGCCGTGGGGCTCGGATGCGTCCAAGGCCGCCTACCGGCAGTTCGTGGCGGAATGGGACGTGGGCGCCCCGCTGCTCCCTGAAGAGATCCGGCCAACAATCGCGGCGGTCATCGACGCCTGGCTCGCGCACTGCCGGCGCACCTACAGGAAGCGCGGGACGGTCACCTCGGAGGTCCACTGCTGCGCGTCCGCCGCTCGCCCGCTCAACAGGGCTTACGGCCACACGCTCGCGGACGAGTTCGACGGGCGCCGGTTCCAGACCGTCCGCGATTCGATGATGAAGAGCACGGGGTGGACGCGGAAGACGATCAACGACCACTGCGCGCGCATCCGCCGCATGTTTTCATGGGCGTTCACGGAGAAGCTCGTCCCCCTTGATGTGGTCGAGGCGGTCGAACGGGTCGAGCCCCTCGCGGCGGGCCGGAACGAGCGGCTCCGCGAGAACCAGCCGGTCGAGGAGGTGCCGGAGCCCCACATCCTCGCGGTTCTCGATTCCGAGAAGCTCGACCGCTCACCCGCGCGGCGGAAACTGTTAGCCGACATGATCCGGATTCAGCTCCTCACCGGCATGCGGCCCGGCGAGTTGTGCTCCCTGACGCGGGCCGACATCGACCGCTCGCAAAAAACATGGAAATACGAGGTCCGCGCGTTCAACAAGATGCTCCACAAAGACATCGAGAGGGAGGTGTACTTCGGGCCGGAAGCCCGCGCGATTCTCGAGCCCTACCTCATCGGGGACGAACACGGCGCCGTGTTCGTGCTCGTGCCCTATCGCGCGAAGGCGGCGCCACGTCCAGTGACCGTGCAGTTCCTCTGTCGGGCCGTCGTGGCGGCGTGCAAAGCTGAGAAGGTGCCGGAGTGGACACCGAATCAATTGCGGCACAATCGAGCGACACAGATCATGGATGCGTATGAGGACGATAGCGCTGCGGCGGCCGTGCTGGGGAACACGCCCGAGGTCGCGCGGCAGATCTACGTCGGCAAGCACCGGGCCAAGGAGAAGGTCGCGCGGCGGATCGCCGAGGAGACCGGCTGAGAAAGTTTTCAAACCACCTTGCGCCCGCGCGAAACGTGCGCAAGAGTGGAAGCGTTCGAGCCCTCTGATAGCTCAACTGGCAGAGCAGCCGAATCTAAGTCGGCCGGTTGCGGGTTCGATTCCCGCTCAGAGGCCCAAGCGGACGTAGCTCAGCCCGGTGAGAGCACAACCCTTAAACAAGGTTGGGGTCGGAGGTTCAAATCCTTCCGTCCGCACTCAGGCTCGCAACACAGTCGCGTTGCGAGTCGCCACACGGGAAGAGATGATTACGAGCATCTCTTCCCGTGTTCTTTTTCAAGGAGCCAGTCATGTTGTAGATGCACGAATCGCCACCGGTCACGTCTTACGTCTACGTCATCGTCCGCTCGGATCTGCCTCCCCAGCACATCACGGTTCAAGCTGCGCACGCCGCGATCGCGGCGACCAACACGTTTGAAGTCGCGCGTGGAATGCATCCGCACCTCGTCGTCTGCCAGGTGGCGAACGAACGGGAACTTGATGCCGCGTTTAACCGGCTGAAGAAACTCGGAGTGCCGTGCTGCGCATGGTACGAAGATGACATGAACAATTCGCTCACGGCGATCGCGACAGGGCTCTTGCGAGGTAGCGAGAGGAAAACACTGCGAAGGTTCAAACTCCTGACGTCCGCGAACAATCACAACGTGACTTGCGCCAGCGTGGTTTCTGAGTTAGAATGATGGCACTTGCCAGCTGCGCCACCCCGCATCAATGCCCGCAACAGATGACATCTGTTGCGGGCATTGATGTTTTCACCCCGCTTTACCCTTCTTCTTGTTCTTCTCTGCGCTCTCCTCGATTTGCTGCTGTTGCTTGTCCTCGTTCATGAGTTCTGTGACAAGTGTCTTCCAATCGACCTTGGGTAACTTCTTGAGCTTCACCCATTCGCGGACGATCGCGCAGACGAGTTCGGTCTCGTCTACGTAATCACCTGCGCGCCTCTCCTGGTAGATGTAGACGGCCAGTTCGGGCGGAAGAACTGTCGAGCAGGGCTTGGGGCGTCCCAGCTCATCGTACCGGCTCCTTGGCCTCGCCATGTCACACTCCTGGTGTCTGTTCGGACCGGCATTTTCGGCATCAATCACCAAATTGGCAACACGTATTTATCGCGAGAAATCGAATTGCCGTCGATTTCGTGGCATTTCAATCTTGTGCAATCTGATTCATGTGGATACAAACGGAATCCGATACTACTGCTGTCGCACGCCAAGGAGACGGTAATGGACAGCGAGACGGTGACCCTCGGGCCGGACGAGATCGCGGCCCTCTTCGACGCGCCGGCATCAGTTGGCTACGAGATGTTCCCGGCCGGGAAGGTGCTCCCGAAAGCGTTCGTGGAAGCGCGGCTCGCGCTGAAGGCCGGACGGTCGGAGATGACGCTCCGCGAGGTTTCCACGCTCTTGGGGGTCTCGAAATGCACGCCCGAGATGTGGCGGGCGCGGGGCATATTGGAAGGCCGCTTCGGTGTGGTTAACAGGAAGCGGCACATCATCGTGACCATTGATGCGTTGGTGCGAATGATGCGCACGAGGGGGTACACCGCTCCTGTGCGCGAGACGGCGGAACAGACGCACGCCCGGGGTGTCCGCGAACGGGACACGCTCGCCCGAAAGATCGGTGACTGAGCGCGATCGGGGTGAACGAGAGGGGTGATGGGCGAGGCTGGCCCGACCGGGACCGCAAATCCCGGTGCGCGAGCGAATGTGTCCGGACATCCGACGCGCATGCAGGTTCGAATCCTGCCATCCCTGTTGTGTGGGTCTCTTGCCAACCTGTCGAACTAAGGATGATCATGCCGAACGAATGGGGAACGGCCGGTTTCGTGCCGGGGTTAAAGACGCGGATCACGAGCGCAGAGTTGCGCTCGCACATGCAGGCTCGCAGCGCATATCACGCGAAGCGGCGGGACGAGAAACAGGCTCAATTACCGCAACTGTCGGATGCGGTCGAGAAGATCAAGGCGCAGCAACCGGCACAGGTTGTTGCTCAATTCAACAAATCGGGTTCGGGTAACTACAAGTTCGATGGCGACGACGCGGTGGAATCGCTGAAAAACGACATCGAGAACCACAACAACAAGTCGATCGCGTTCGCGTTCCTCGCTGATCATCTCTTCGATCAGGACTATTGTCTCGAGCGCACCGATCTCCTCCAGTTGGAAATCCTGAAGACGTAGAAGTTGGTCCTGTGGTCGAACAAGTAAGGACGCCCCCACAAGGGGAGATCCGGGTGCAACTCCCGGCAGGACCAGTGCGGCACTTCGCCGCTGACAGTCTGACACAAACAGTTCGGAGCCAGCAATGAAGCGCACGGAACCGTGCGGCGGGGAGTCCGCGCCCATGCACGACGACGGCGGTGACCGCGACCCCATTACCCTCGTTCAGCCGGGCGGCTTGGTCCGCATCCGCGGGTGCCTCCCGATGCAGTTCCCCGTCGTCGGGCACTGCCGATGCGGGTGTACCACCATCCTCGCGCAGACGCTCATACAGTCAGACGGGTCAATCACCCAGCGCCCGTTCCCGGTGTTCACCTGCACGATCGAAACCGTCATGCCAGCGGTCCCGGAGATCCCGGCCGGGCACCTCGACGCGCCGACCAAAGGCAACGCCGTCAAGGCCGATCCAACGGGACCGAAGAAGATCCGCAAGCGTGTGCGCGAAGAGCTGCGTCTGCCGATCGTCGAGCCGTCGGTCAACGGCAACGGCAAGCACCAGGCCAAGAAGTAGCGGTGGCGGTGTCTCGCGGAGAGTGATCGATGTGCGTGCGCGTTGTGGATGTTCGGGGTCTGAACAAGGCCGCGCAGCGGGCCGGCGTGTGTTACGTCGGTCGCGCGTTCGCGGGCTGGCCCCGGCACCCGCTCTGCAACCCGCACCGGCCGACCAAGTTTGTCTCACTCGACGAGTGCCTCCGCGAGTACCGCGCGCATCTGGAGAAGTGGATCGATGACCTTGATGGGGCGCTGGCGGCGCTGTGGGACGAGTGCGAGCAGGGGAAGAAGCCCTTGGGCTGTTGGTGCGTGAACGCGACCGCCGGCGACGGTTCGCCCGTTGTGTGTCACGCGCAGATTCTCGCCGAGATGTTGTGGGAACGGTTTTGCAGTGAGCAGGCATGACGCGGTCATTGTTCGACGAGCTGGACGAACCATCCCAGTGGAAGCGGCACTCGACGGCGGCACCAGCGGAGGGTTGGTTTGGAAGCTCGTGGCACCCACTACCTGAACGAGTTCGATCCGGGCGCGGCTATGTGGCTGCGCGAGTTGATCAAGGACGGCCACATTCCTGGGGGCAAGATCGATGAGCGGAGCATCAAGGCCGTGGCGCCAGATGACGTTCGCCGATTTGGAACTTGTCACTGGTTCGCCGGAATTGGTGGCTGGCCCCTCGCGCTCCGACTCGCCGGTTGGCCCGATGATCGCCCCGTCTGGACCGGCTCCTGCCCGTGCCAGCCGTACAGCTCGGCGGGCAAAGGGCTCGGGGACGCGGATCCCCGCAACCTCTGGCCCGACCTCTTCCGGCTCATCCGCGCGTGTCGGCCGCCGGTCGTCTTCGGCGAGCAGGTCGCCAGCAGCGACGTTGTCGGAACTGAGCTTGAGGCTGCTTTCATCACCGCGGTTCAAGGGGGCAAGTACGACCGGGCCAACAAACTCGCCGATCGGATCGCCAAGCGACACGATGGCGAGTCACTTGAAGAACTTGCTCTCCGGTGGATCGATCGTGTTCGTTCAGACGTGGAGAGAGAGAGTTACACCTTCTGGTTTTCGGTACTCGGCGCACACAGCGCGGGCGCGGACCACATCCGACTCCGAGTGTTCTGGGTGGCCCACACCGACTGCGATCGAACAAAAGGAGAGCAGCGAAAAGAAGGTGGCGCGAGGCGCCCATGCGGGATTGAATCTGGCGGTTGCGGCCCAGATGGCACCGTGGCCGACCGCACGAGCGGGGGACAGCGACTCGGGCTCAAACGCCAACAAGGCGACCGGGAAGAATCTCCCGACGGTGGTGGCGTGGGCGACACCGCTCGGGAACACTCGCGAATCGCAGCCCAAGTTGATGTACAAGAAGCGCAAGAGCGGGGGGCAACCAAACCTGGCGATGATGGCGGAAAGTGTGCCGGCGTCGCCCTGGGCGACGCCGGCACACCGGGACTATCGGACGCCGAACGTGAAGAGTTACGCGGACCGCGGGGGCGGGGCCAAGGGGGAACAGCTCCCGAACCAGGTCCAGCATTCTGGGCCAGTGCCGTCCCCATCCTATGCCGGGACGGGAAGTACCGCCGGGTACCGATTGAACCCGCTCTTTTCCCTCTGGTTGATGGGTTACAGGACAGAGTGGGCCTCCTGCGGGGCTCGGGCAATGCAATTGTGCCGCAAGTCGCGGCAGCGTTCATCAAGGCGTTCCTCGAATTCGAAGAAGGGCGGTGAGTCGTGAGGGGCTCCATGTTGCGCCTATATACCGCGAACGGCGCTGAAGTGCTTGTGCCTCTCCCTCGCCTGGGCGAGGGAGAGGCCGGTCCTGACTTCATCGCCCTGCTTGCCCTCGCCAACTCCGAGGCGGCGCGAGCCATCGAGGCCGGGTGGCGGGTGTCCGGGGCCGCATCCCTAGACGCCGGGGAATCAAGGGAAGATGTGGGCTGGGTGGTTCGCACCACGAAGGACGGGCGAAGTGGCACCGTGAACGTGCTCCACTTGTACTCGACCAACGCGGGTTGGACCAAACCGTTCTTGGTTGTCTATCTGAACACCCGCGAGGACATCCAGGCGTTCGAGGCCGCGAGCGGCCTCGACGTGGCGAACCTACCCGAATACGTGGGCGAAGGTCGAATCGAGAAGGGCAAGAAGGCCCAGACCGACGCGCTCGTGATCAGGGTCCGCCGGCCGTTCGCGGCCGTCCACGCACCGAACCCGAAGTACAGCGAGGCCGAGGCCCAAGCCACGAAGGCGGCCAACAAGGCGTACACGATCCCGAAGAAGAAGTTCGTGCGTTGGGCCGAGGCCAAGAGCGGCGCGCCGGCCCCCACGGCCCCTGCGCCCCAGCAGCAGTCAAGCAAGCCGGTCCATTCACCAGCGCCGATTCCACAATCGCCAACCGCACCGTCCCGTCCCGTCGATCCGGTGCAGCAGGCCCAGGCGTTCATCGACCAACAGAGGGCCAAGGCCAAGCCGCCGACCCCACAGCAGCAGGCGGACTTCATCAACGCCCTCGCAGCCATCAACGCATCCGGTTCCCAGCCCACACTTACCCACGAGTTGCAGGACATCGAGGCCGGGTTCCGCAACGGCGCGTTCACCGAGCCCCAGATGGTCGAGCTGCGGGCGGCCGCTAGGGACCGCAGCGCAGTTCTGGCATCGCCGAAGCGGTGACCCCGTCTCACTTTCAGGAGGAGCACATGGAATCGTGGCGTTTGACCTGGCGCAACGGATTCGCGCCGGTCCTCTCGACGGTCGCACTGGAATCACTCCGTGACGCGATCAGCGGTGATGACCCCCGGCTGACGCAGGGCAATACCACAAACCCGCCCCCACTCATGTGTGTGCAGGACTGGCCGGTCGAGGCCGCATGCGCTTTGGGCTTCTGTGGCTGGCAGGGCGACGAACTGGAAACAGTCGGCGAAGTGAATGAGTTCTTTCAGCGGGCGTGTTTCGAGGCGGATCAGCGGCTCGGTGAGCCCGCAGCGTGCCGGTGGTTCCTCAACTGGTTCGATGAGACGTCGCGGGCGGAGGTGTTCCGCGAGTTGCTCCCGGAAGTCGAGCGGGAACTGGCCAGGCGGACCGCGCCGGCGGCGTGACCTCATTCGAAAACAAGATTGTGAACTGCGATCTATGAGCGACGCGGCATTGATCCCGAACGCCTGGCGCGCCCAGGCCGAAGCACTCGCCGGCTGGGCGATGGTCCGGCTGGTCAACCGCACCGACCGGTGCGGGCGTTACTTCTTTGACGCGGAATCGCAGCGCGCGAAGCCCTTCGCGGACCCGGCCAAGCTCGAAAATGTCCGCGTCGGTTATCTCAGTAACGCGCGTCTGGTTCAGCACTTCCGCGCTACCGAAACCCGGGCCGTCGTCGGGGTGTATTCCTATGGGGCCGACAAATTCGGTAAGTGGACCTGCATCGACATCGATAACCACGATGACGGTGACCCGCAAGCCAACGAACTCTATGCCGTTCATGTCGCGCGAAAGCTCGCCGGGCTCGGCCTGTGTTCGCTTCTCTACGAATCAAACGGTAAGGGCGGTTTTCACCTCTGGGTGCTGTTCGACGGAGCCGTTGTCGCATCAGTGTTGCGCGCGTTGGGGAACTGGCTCGTTGCAGACTCGGGCGAGTGGGGCTTTGCCAAACCGCCCGAGGTGTTCCCCAAGAGCGACGGCGACACCGAATGGGGCAATTGGGTCCGGCTGCCCGGGCGCCACCACACGCGCGATGTGTGGCCCCGTGTGTGGTCCGGAACGGAATGGGTCCGTGGCGACACCGCTGTCACTCACGTCCTATCGCTCTCGGGGTCCGATCCCGAGTTGATCCCGTCGGCCGCCGCAGTTCACGGCATCGAGGTGCAGAGCGGCGGATCGGCAAAAACGGAGCGACCAACAGGGCTGGTCTTCGCGTGGGAAGATTTTAACAAACAGGCGACGCTCGACTCGATCGGTGCGGTCCTCGAAAAGCAGGGGTGGACGAAGGGGCGGAGCAGAACCGACGGGGCGGTTGAGTTCGTTCGCCCCGGCAAGCGCGGGCGGGACGGTCAGGGCGGCAACCTGCTGGTTGTTGACGGTACGCCGGTGTTCTTCTGTTTCACCGACGCGGCCCCGCCCCTCAAGCCCATGACCGGGTACGCACCGGCCGCCCTGGTCGCCATTCTTGAACACAATGGCGACTTCAAAGAATCCAACAGCAAGTTGTACGAGGCGGGATTCGGAACCCGCGTGAAGAAGAAGCCCGCGCCCAAGCCGGGTCAGGAGGGGTACACCCCGAACCAGACCCTGACCGGAGACGAGGGCGACGGCGAATTGGTGTTCGGGGACGTGGCCGGGATCGTTCCAGAGGCCGTCCACTACCTTGTGCCGGGCTATGTGCCGCGTGGGATGATCGGGATGATCGCCGGGGATGGCGGCCACGGCAAATCGATGATCACCCTCGAACTCGCTTCGGCGCTGTCATCCGGGCGGTGCGCGTTCGGGCTCTCATACCCCAAGCCCATCAAGGGCAAGACCCTCCTCATCAGTTGCGAGGACGATTGGCAACGCACCATCCTCCCGCGGCTCGCGGCCCTAGGGGCGGACCGGCGGAACGTCCTGCGCGTCGAGGGGGTGCGGATGAAGAAGGACGGTAAGGTCAAGATCCTCGATTTCCACATGGGCCATTACGCACAGCTCGAACGGGCGCTGGTCTCCAACCCCGACATCATGCTCATCGTAATTGACCCGGCCGGCGCGTACATCGGGCGCGCCGGAGTCAACGAGAACCAAGACGCCGAACTGCGGAGCGTGCTGGGACCACTTTCCGAGTCCGCCAACCGGACCGGGGCGACGGTCCTCCTCATCAAGCACCTGAACAAGTCGGCGGGCGTGTCGGCCGTCCAGCGGGTCGGCGGCGGCGGCGCCTATGTGAACGCGGTCCGGTTCTCTTACATGGTCGCGCCGGACCCGGACGACCACGACAAGAAGCTCATGCTCCCGCTCAAGACCAACGTCCTCAAGTCGGGCATGACCGGGCTCGCCTACCGCATGACCGACGTGCCCCCGGCCGAGGGCACCGCGCTCCTCCTCCGCGAGTGGCCCGACATGCGGCCCGGCGACGCCGCGGCGCTGGCCTCGCAATTGTTCCGGCCCCAATGGGAGGGCGGGACCGCGGTCGATGCCAACGCGATCTCCGGCGCGCGATCGAACAAGGCCGCGCAGAGTCGCGGGGTTAACGAGTGTGTGAGTTTCCTGCGCGAGTTCCTCGACCGCTGGGCGTGGCCCGAGAAGGAGGTCGAGGACGCCAGCAAAAAGGCCGGGTTCAGCTTCAGCGTCTATCGCCAAGCCAAGGCTTCCATGCGCACCGACGACAAGAACGACCCCACGCGGCTCTCGGGTTTACCAATCGAAGCCGGCGGCGCGTGGTGGCTCTGGATAGGGTCCCAGTACCTCCGCCCCGAGCCCCGCCCCACCACCCTCCCCGCCCGCCAGTCTGGTCAGACTGGTCACCCCCGCCAGTCTGGTCAGTCTGGTAACTCTACTCTCTCTCTTAAGAGAGAGAGTAAGGAGGGGGAGGGGGGTGGATCGGACAATCGTTACGACCAGCCCATCTTCCAGTCTGACCAGTCTTACCAGTCTTTCCAGGGTATACCCCCCACGACACAAGTGGACAGACTGGCCCGCGACAGCGGCGAGGGGGCCATATGACCGGTGCCACCGGAACCGTCGCCGAGGCGTTGGCCCTCGCCGACGCAGAGGGCGCCCGTCTTTGGCCGCACGACGGGAAGGTTCACTACCGCTCGCCCAATGCGATTAGCCATCAACTTCAATCGTTAATTGTGGCGAACAAGCCCGAGCTAATGGAAAGGCTGGCGCAATGGGATCTGGTGATTGCCCTGATCCTGATGTTCGAGGCGGATGAGGCGGTTGCAACGTCAGGGGTGAGCGGGACAGATGGCGAGATTCAGGAGCACGCTACGAAGGGCGAAGCGGCGCATTGGGTTCACGACATGGCCGGGGTGCGCGCGGCATGTGCCCTCATCGAAAACAGGGTTCGCAAACTGGTGGCGCAAAGGAGGCAGGCGGCATGAAGTGTTTTTTGCTCGATGACACGGAACCCGGTGGGAAACTCTACCTCGCATTTGGGGCTGACTGCGTTGCCGCAGCGCATGCTCTCATCGCCCGCATCGGTGGTAGTGCAGATGTGGATCGCTTCAGCGTCGGTGGCAGTTGGGACGTGGCGGTAGATACGCACATTGTGGCTTCGGCATGGTGGCCATACTTCACAACGGACCCGCGCGCACACAGTGCTCTGGATGTTCTGCGGGGGCGTCGCAAATGACCACCCAACGCTCTCTCTTCGACGAGCCGCCCGAGCCGCCACCACTCCCCGTGGCACTGGCCGAGGGCCGCGCACAAGCCTCGCTCTGCGAGGAGGCGGCCGAGCGGCGCGGGTGGGACAGTCATGCTGCGGGCGATTTCATCCTGGCATGGTTGAAGATCAACGGGCCGACCGCGGGCGAGGTGTTGGTGACGGAGGCCAGCCGCGACAACCCGCCGCACGATGGCCGCGCGTTCGGACCGGTGTTTATGCGGCTCAAACGGGCCGGACTGATCGAGCAGTGCGGCGTGGTTCTCCGTGCCAAGGGCCACGGTTGCTCGGGTGGCCGCATTTGGAGATTGGTGGGGACCAAGGCGTGAGCATCATAGCCACAATCGACGTGCTGCCCCGCGAATTGGACAAGCACCCCCGCGCGTACCAGACGCGTTTGATCCTGGCCGACGCCTACGAGGAAGTGGCTGGCGTATTCGCGAAGATGGCCCTCGGCTACCGCGCGCTGGCAATTGGGGAACGATATCCTCGCTTGATACTTGGCTGGCATCACAATCCTGAAATGGTGTCCATCAAAGGCTACTCATGGGCCTATTCGGACAGAAAGCACCCGCACGCTGTTCTGTCGCACGAATGGATGACCTGGAAATTGTTGGACGGAAAAGCCCTATGCGGCGAAGTGTTCCCGACGCGCCGCGAGGCGGAAGATGCAGCGGCCAAAGTTTTCGCGGGGCTGGGAGTGAAACAGCAAACCGAATTACTCGTTCCGCTCGAACTGAGGCCCAAGAAGGAATCGACGCAGGAGGGTTCATGAAGACGGTGTTCAGTTGCGGCATGGGCGTTCAGAGCACCACGATTCTCGGTCTGGCGTGCGACGGGGTCATTCCCAAGCCGGATCACATCGTGTTCTCGGACCCGGGCGCCGAGAGCGAAGCGACCTACCGGCACGCTCAATGGTGCATGGAGCTCGCCGACAAGCACGGGATGAAAGTGGTGATGGTCAGCGCGGGGAACATCTACGAGGACGCGCTCACGTTTGCACGGAGGCGCGAAAACGCGGGCATCAAGCGGTACGCATCCATTCCCTTGTTCGTGAAGAAAGAGGGCCAAAAGGAAGCGTCGGCCCTGCCGCGGCAATGCACCAGTGAGTACAAGCTGGAGCCCATCGAACAGTACCACCGGCGCGTCGTCTTGGGCTTGAAGCCAAGACAGCGCGCCCCAAAGGAGATCGTCGTCGATGTGTGGATCGGCATCTCGGCCAACGAGGAGCGTCGGGCCACACCACCCGGGGTCTGGCGAACACACAAGGTAAAGGTCGGGGACGATCTTCTCGGCGAACCGGTGTTCAAGGACGTCAAAAAGTGGGAGCCGGTTATCTGGCAACAGAAGTCCTTCCCGCTCCTGGGTTATAGCCTCACGCCGGAACGGACTCGCAAGCTGCGCCCCGAATTCTCAGAGATCACCGGCTGGGACCGTGACGACTGCATTAACTGGCTCAAGAAGCGATTTCCCGGCATCAAAGTGCCCCGTTCGGCGTGCGTGTTCTGCCCCTACCGCACCAACGCCGAATGGCTGGAGATGAAGACCCACGAGCCGGCCGAGTTCGCAAAGGCGTGACGTTCGACCGCGAGATCCGCACCGCTTATGCGGACGGCCAGCACGCGCGAGGCGTGCTGGCCGGAGTGCCCTATGTCCATCGAACACTCGTGCCCCTGGACATGGTGGATCTGACCGAACCGCTCAACGACCGCATGGGCTGCGGTGGGCTGTTCAGCCAGGAGCCCGATGGCATTTGTGGCGTATGATCCGAACCCAAGGAGACCCCCATGACTGCCTATGTGATCATGACCGTTGTGAACGGCTTGTTCGTTCTGGCCGGGTTCTATGCGGCCCGCAGATCGTCCAAGAGTGCCGATCTGAGCCACGACTTTTCCCAGAACGCCGCGAGTTACACGAACGACGCCAGGTACCATGCGGACCGGGCTGCGGACGCGGCGAAACGCGCAACCATCGAGCGGGCCGTGGCCGAAGAGTGTGTACTCGGCGTCACCGACCCGGCTCCCGCCCCCCAACCCCCGGGCCAAGTGCTCCGCCTGGCTCAGTTGTCCGATGAGCCCCCGTGTCCAAGATCTCACTGATGACGGAGGAATCAGAGATGGCAAAGGTGCAGACCATGTACCACTCGTGCAACGGGCACACGCTCATTGTGCGCATCATCCGAGGCAAGCGGTATTTCGAGTGTCCCGCTCTCCCCGATTTGGCAGAGCGGTTCAATGGGTGCGCCGATGCCAGCGAGGCGTTGGACGAATTCGAGCGACGGGTGACCACTGGCATGGGGCTGGTACCGCCAATAACCACGGAGGGCTGAGCGGTGTGCTTTTACCACGATGGCGATTACGACTGGCTCGCGCGGTTCCATGAGTCGAACACCACCGTCGCCGAGAAGGCGGTGAAGTGCCTGGAGTGCTTCAACCCCATTCGGGCCGGCGTTCCCTACACGCACATCGAAATGCGCGAGTGGGAGGAGTGCAAGGTGTGCGATCCCGAGACACGCGCTGAGGCGTCCGATTACGACTCTTCGAGCAACTCAGATGAACCGGTAGAGCCCTGCGAAGAGGGCAAGTGCGATTACGGCGAGTCGGATTATCACCGCATCTGTGAGGAATGCTCCAAGTTCCTCAATGCGATTCAGCGTGTCGAGGAAGAGGACGGTTGCACCGGCGCCGAGGCACGACCCGCCTACGGCCAGTTGCGCGAGGCGATGTGGGAGAGCGACCACGCACAGGATTATCTCAATCGCGCACGCGCCGATTATCCCGAACTGGCGATGAGTGGATATCTTGATGAATTTTATGAACTCACGCGGGAGTACGACACGCTGTTTGTTGGTCACTGGTGCATTGGTGGCGCGTTGGATGACGACGATTTTGAACCAACCCACGAATTCGGTGGTGAGGGCTGATTCCTGGGTAGGCATTTGGCGCGCAACGGGCATCGCGCGCCGGCCGCCGCTCGTGGTGTGATGCCCCGAACCCAGGAGCCAGGTGTGATAACGGAAGTCGATTACTGCCCGGAGACGGGAGACCAGCCCGGCGCCCCCTTTTGCCGATGCGGACAGCGCGCGATTCCGAACGACGCGGTCGGGTTCTGTTCGTTCTGCAAGACGATGTATCTGGCCGGGTTGAACTGGAACGGCAAAGGCAGGGGCTGGAGCATCTTCCCGCCAGCCGCGACGGAGCCCAAAGCGTGAAGGTCCCTCGCGCGCTCCAAGCTCAGATCCTCGAACAGATCGGGGTCAACCCGTGCGAGGGCATGAGCGAGCGCGAGTTCCAGGCCCATGTAAAAGCGGAGGCCAAGCGGTGCGGGTGGGAGGCGTACCACACGCACGACTCCCGTCGTTCCGATGAGGGGTTCCCGGATCTGGTGATGATCCGGGGTCCCGTCCTGCTCGTGGCGGAACTGAAGGTCAAGAAAAACACGATCACACCGGCTCAGGAAAAGTGGCTCCAGTTGTTCGAGGGGGTTGGCGCCCGGGTGTTCCGGTGGCGTGAAACCGACTGGTTCGAAATCAAGAAGGAGCTGGAGTGATGGATTCGAGCGTTCTACTTGCGGGCGGATTTGTAGCGGGCATCGTAGCCGCGCTGTGGTCGCGGGTCAAAATGTTGGCCGGGCGGCTCGCCAGTTTCTTCGTGGTGACCGTCCGCATCGAGGACACAGCCGCCCGCGCCGTGTCGCACCTGCTGTGGACGCGGTTCCGTCGCTCGCCCTTCGGCGGTCGCCGGTACGGGGCTCTCTCCGAGTACGTCCGGTCCCGTGGCCGCCACGAGCAGATCGCGTGGGAAGCACCCGGCTCCGAGCCACTCGTATTTTGGAGTGGCTGGCGTCCGGTACTCCTGGTCGCACTGACCAGTTCCCACGACACCAGTTCCATTTACGAGAGCACTTTTCACCTGTCTTTCGTCCGGGGCACGTTCGACATCGACGCGCTCGTGATCGAAGCGATGGACCTGTTCAACGCCATCGGGCGCGGGGTCGATCGCGAGGGCGGCCGCCGCTACAAAGTGATCCGGTTATCGGGCGGCCGGGGACGGACGCAGGGCGGCTCGCACAGTTACTCTTTAGACACCGATAGTCCCAAAGAAAGCGGCAAACCGATCTCAATCGCCGACCGCCCCGACTTGCGTCCCGTTGGCGTCTCACTGAGCGATCTGGGCCAACCGTGCCCACCTGACCCGCTCGGCGCGTTGGCCTTCCCGCCGTCGGTCTGGGGCGTCGTTGCGGACGTGCGACGCTGGCTCCAGTCGAAGGACTGGTACGAGCGCAACCGCATCCCGTGGCGGTTCGGCGTCCTCCTCTACGGCAAGCCCGGGACCGGCAAGAGTAGCCTGATTCGCGCGCTCGCACAGTCTCTCGATTTGCCCGTCTACAGTTACGACCTGAGCACCTTCACCAACTCCAGCTTCAGCCGCAAGTGGGAGGACATGCTCGGGTTCGCGCCGTGCATCGCGCTCATGGAGGACATCGACGCCGTGTTCGATGGGCGCACGAACGTGACCGCCGGCGACGACGGCAGCGCGCTCACGTTCGACTGCCTCCTGAACTCCATTTCGGGTGTGGCCGATGCGTCCGGCGTTCTCGTGTGCATCACGACGAACCGTGTGGAACGGCTGGACGACGCAATCGGCAAACCCACCGCTAGCGGCACTTCCACACGGCCGGGGCGTGTGGATCGCGCGGTGTTGTTGCCGGACCTGGACGAGGCCGCACGCCACAAAATCGCGACCCGCATTCTCGCTGACTGTGCTGACCTGATCGGTGCGGCGGTTGCGGCTGGCGGGGCCGATTCCGGCGCGCAGTTCGAGGACCGGTGCGCGCGTATCGCGCTCTCGCGGTTCTGGGCCGAGAAAGCGTAACCCGAAATAAGGAGCTGGCATGAAAGCCCTGAGCCTCTGGAACCCGTGGGCAACGCTCATGGTTGACGGTCACAAGCGCGTGGAGACGCGCTCCTGGGACACCAAGTACACCGGGTCGCTCCTAATCCACGCAGCCAAGAAGTGGGACGGCAAGTTGATCGATGTGTGCCTCAAGCCACCGTTCCGCAGTTTGCTTGGCCCGATGGGCGTTCCACAGGAACCTCACTCCTGGACGGTTACGGACATCGCCCGCCGCAAGAAAGGCTGGGACATGCACTTTGGGGCGATCATCGGCCGGGTGGAACTCAAAGAGTGTGTACCGATGCATTCGGTCATCAACCGCCCAAATGGTGACATCGGCTTTTTCGAAGGATGGCACAACAGTGTCCTCACGCGTTGGCTGTTCATTAACGCAACGGAACACACACTCGGCGACTTTTCCCCAGGTCGATTCGCATGGTTCTGCAAGAACCCGGTTGTGTTCGAAAAACCGATCCCCTTCCGCGGCACCCAAGGGCTGTTCGATGTGCCCGACGAACTCGTGAAGGAACTGTCGTGAGCAAGTCCATTAATTACCTCGAAGCCGCCGCCCAGATCAGCGACTGTGGCACCTTCCGGTACACCCTCACGCGTGTGTGGAACTGCGAGCAACCCAAGTGTGTGTTCGTGATGCTCAACCCGAGCACGGCCGACGGCGCCCAAGACGACCAGACCATCCGCAAGTGCGTCAAATTTGCACAAGGGTGGGGCTACGGTCGCCTGGACGTGGTCAACCTGTTCGCGCTGCGGGCCACGGACCCGAAAGAGGTCTTCAAACGCTACTACGAGTCCGGCGACCCCGTTGGGCCGAACAACGACCGCGCCATTATCGACACCGTGGCCGGCGCGGCACTGGTGGTTGCCGCTTGGGGCGCGAAACCCATGCTGCTGCGGCAACAGGAAGTGCTGGAGTTGCTCGCCGACGTTCCGCTCCACTACCTCAAGCTGTCCAAGGACGGGTACCCGGCCCACCCGCTCTATCAGCTCGATTCGACCAAGCCCACGCTCTGGGGCCGGGGGCGCAGGCCATGAGCGAGAAGGTCAAGAAGTATATGCGACTCGTTGCCAAGGAGCACTGCGAGTCCTTGGACCAAGACGAGTACGAATCGCTCATCCATGAGCGGAACGATCTGTGGGATGAAATGGATCTGGACGAGCGTGATGAGGCGAACGAATTGGTTCTGGACATATTCGAGGAGTACCTGTGAGCCCCACTGATCGCGCAGCACTCCGGGCATGGGCCGAGTCACACGCCCCGGCCGGCAGCACGCAGGCCCGGCAGGTAATCGACCTGCTGGCGGAGCGCGAGAAGCTCCAGAAGTTCAAAGACTACGTCCACGGCCGGTTGGATGCCGCCGGCGTGCAGACCGATCCGGACTCGGTTCACAAGGCGGAAGGCTGTCGGATCGGGGGCCGGCTGGACATCGTTCTCGGCGCGCTGGCCAGGCTGGAGAAGTTGGAGAGCGACCCCAACTACCAGTATGCCGGGTCCTGGCCGATCAACCGCAAGGCCATCGAGTGCCGCAACGAAGAAATTGACCAGTTCTTAGACCTGATCAACCTGATCATGAAGACCGCGGAATTTGTGGGCGGTTGCGGCCAGAAATACGAAAAACTGGTCGCCCACATCCGGGAACTGACGATCAAGGCCAAGGGAGAGGCCTCGTGAAGGACTCACAGATCAAGGCCATAGCCCCGTGGGCCGGGGCCAAGCGGACGCTGGCCCCGCTCATTGTGGGGGAACTCGGTCCCCACGACGCCTACTACGAGCCGTTCTGCGGGTCGTGTGCGGTGCTGTTCCAGAAGCCGCCCGTTCGGCACGAGGTGGTGAACGACCTCAACCGCGACCTGACGAACATCGCGGTCGTGCTCCAAACCCGCCACCTCGCGGCCGAACTGCTCGTGCGCCTGCACCTGACACTCGCTAGCGAGGAGTTGTACCGGGACTCGCGGGAGCGGGTGCTGAGCCGGTTCGTGGGCCGGCTCGGGGACGTGGACCGGGCGTACCACACGATGGTCACCTGGTGGCTGGGCCGCAACGGAATAGCGGGCACGCGGAGGTCGCGGACCTCGTTCAGCGCGCGGTTCACGAAGCGCGGCGGCAGCGGCGGCGTGCGGTTCCGCAACATGGTCAATAGCGTGCCGTTCTTCAGTCGCAGGCTCGAGCGCGTGGACGTGCTCAACCGCGATGCCTTCGAGGTGGCCGAAAAGATCGACGACGAGGCCGGGGCCGCGGTCTACTTCGACCCGCCGTACGTCGAGAAGAACCTGGAGTACGAACACGACTTCGTGCGGGCGGACCACGAGCGCTTGGCCAAGATCGCCGGGCGGTTCGAGAAGGCCCGCGTGGTCATCAGCTACTACCCGCACCCGCTGCTCGACGAGCTGTACCCGGCCGACAAGTGGCGCCGGGTCACTCGAGTGGTGAACAAGTCGATCCGCAACACAAACACGCGCGCCGTCGGTGTCACCAAGGCAACGGAACTGTTGCTCGTGAACGGACCAGCAACAAAGGAGAAGGTGCAGTGATAGAAGAGCGATCCAACCTGAAGAAGGCCGAAGCGATCAACGACTGGAACTACTACGGTCGGCCCGCGCTCCTAGCCCTGTTCGATCACACGGGGTTGAAAGCCCGAGCAGACACCGGGGCCTGGAAGGTGTTCGTCCGGGACTGCCACTACCGGCCCCAGGCGAAGAAGGGCGCGCCTCCCCGCGTGAGTGGCGTCCACGAGAACACGCGCCGGATCGAGGTCACGCTCCAACCCCTGGGCTCGAAGTACACGTTCGAGGTCGATCTCGCCACAGACTTGGCCGAACCGCCGTTCCCGGCAATCGTTGGTCTCTTTCGCTCAGCGTGCATCCCTCTCGCAATTTCCAGTGCTCGGCCGGCGAAACCGGAGACGACGGAGTCGTCTCAACAACCCGCGCCGACCCCGCGGGAGCAGATCCTCGGCGGCCTCGATCTCGCGAAGCTCCTGAAGATGCGCGACGGCTTCGACCAGCTCATCAGTGTCGGCAAAGATGTGCAGACGGCAGCCGAACTCAAGCGCGAAATCGAAGCCAAGGTAGCATCGGCAGAAGCGGTTGCCGCCCCGCTTCGCTACCGACACGAATCCGCAACGACGGCTGCCAACGAATCGATTCTTACCGTCGCAACCGCGCAGGAAAAGGTGGATGAACTGAACAAGAAACTGGCCGATGCCGTTACGGAACGGGACCGGTTGATGAGGGAACGAGGAGCCGCCATCGAATGCTTGGAGGCGGTGACCAAACAGTACGAACCGGCGTTCCTCGCGCTTGAGGCCGCCCGCAAGGAACTGGAATCCGCCGAACAGTTGGAGGCCGAACGGCTGAAGACGCTCGGCAAAGCCGACGACTTGCTCCCGCTCCTCGCCGCGCTCCAGAAACTCGGCTGAACCCTCAACGGAGACCCGTGTGAAAACCGAGACCACAGCGAAGGGCGTTCAGCAGGTGCTGTTCCCGTACTACGCCTCCGCGGCCATCGGTGTCCTACTTGCCCAATCCAGTGCCAACGGGTGCAACCTGGATCTGGTTGCCCGGCGCAATGCCGAGTTCCTCTGGGTGGGTGAACACCACCTGAGCCGAAGCCAGGTCCGGGAGCTGGTCCTGTTCCTCACGCACTGGCTGGAGAGCGGGTTGCTCTACAACCCTCCGCCAACCACTACCATCGCACCCGGCCCGGCAAAGCCCCTGAGCGACGACACCGACGAATACGAACCACTGGTCGAACCGGCTCCCGAGGACCACGAGAAGAAACCATAATCCCTGCCGAATCTTATTGAGACCCGACATGACCCGATACCCGCTCACTTGGCCAGCCAGCGTTGGCCGGACGCCGACCCATAAACGCCAACGGCCGAAGTTCACGGCGCCGAGCTTCGCCCAGGCCCGGGACGGCCTCCTCGCGGAATTGCGCCGTCTTGGAGCAACCGGCGTCATTCTCTCGACCAACGTGGAGTTGCGGCTCGACGGACTACCATACTCCGGGCGCCGCAACCCCGATGATCCGGGCGTCGCGGTGTACTTCACCCGGAAGGGTCGATCCCTCGCGATGCAATGTGATCGGTGGGTCAGTGTCGAGGAGAACCTCCGCGCTATCACCGACGCGATCGAGTGCATCCGAACGATCGAGCGTCGCGGGACCGGAGACATGGTGGACGCCGCGTTTGCGGGCTTCGCACAACTCTCTCCACCGAAGACGGCTGGCGCCGCTTCGCGACCCTGGCACGAGGTGATCGGCGTTGCGGCGCACGCCGACACCGACTCTGTGACGTTCGCCTACCGTCAGCTCGCCAAGAAGTATCACCCAGATCGCAACCCGGGTGACCCGGAGGCCGTCAGCAAGTACACCGAAGTCGATGCGGCCTACGACGTATTCAAGAAGGAACGGGGACTATGAGCGTACCGTTGTGCGGGCTGTGCCCCGCGTTCCTATTCGATCCCGAGTCGATCGCGCTGCACCGCTGTTTCGGGTGCCGTCAGCCGCCGGCTCAGATGCGGATCGAAACAACATCCCAGGCTGCTGCCGTGTGCCGGTCGTGTCACAACACCGGGCTGAATGTCTTGCAGGAACCGTGCGCGTGTTCGGCCGGGCGCAAATTGAGGGGATTATCGTGAGGGATCTGTACACCGTTCTGGGAGTATCCCGGACCGCGACCGCGGACGAGATCACGGCGGCCTACCGCCTGTTGGCGAAGAAGTACCACCCGGACCGTAACCCCGGTGACGAGGAGGCCAAAGTCGCCTATGCCGCCGTGGATAACGCGTACTCCGTCCTCAGCGAACCGGGGCGCCGCGCCCACTACGATGCGACCGGGGAGATCGACGACCCGCGAACGCGGACCGATCCGAAAGTGGCACTGATGGCGGTACTCGTGCCGGTGATGGCCGAAGCGCTGAACCAGATGGTGAGCATGGGCGAACGACCCGAGAAGACGAACGTGGTCGCGTACATGCGCCGAGTGATCGAGTCGGAACGGAAAGAACTGAAACACCACCTCGAGAAACTGGAGAAGGCTCGCGCTGCGTTCGCTGTGACCGATGGGCGGTTCCAGGAACCAGAAGGCGAAGAGGCGCTTCTCGCCGCAGCGGCCCGGCACCATCTCACCGCCGTTGATAGTCAGATCGAACAGACTGTTGCCACTGACGTTCAACTCGGCAAGGCACTGGACTACCTCGCGCGGTGCAAATACGAGTTCGAAGCGGTCGTGTCCAAATGGGGCGATCCAGCGGCGTTTGTGATGGGTCACTTCAATGCAAGGAATATCTGGGGGCAAACATGACCGAACGGGATCTGTTGCTTGATACGATTTTAAACAACCCCGACGACGATACCGCGCGTCTCGTGTACGCGGACTGGCTCAGCGAGTTCGGTGGCGTCAGGGGCGCCGCTCGCGCCGAGTTCATCCGTGTTCAGTGCGAACTGGTCAACACGCCACGGCTGCTGTACCTCCGCGGCACGCCCCTGACGACCAAAGCGGACACGGGCCGGCTCGTGCCATACTTACCAATCACTTCCGATCGGGCGCCGATCGGCATCGCCGACAAAGATGGACCGGTGAACCCGCAGCACGTCGAGTTGGCCCAGCGCGAACAGGCGTTGTTGAAGAAGTGGGGCGCGAGTTGGCTGCCGAAGTGTTTGCGCGGCGAGCACGCGCACTTCCACGTTCACGGCGACATAGTGTTCTTGGATGTTCCGAACGGCTACATTCGCTTCGGCCGAGGCTTCCCGGAGACGGTCGGCGTCGGCTTGGCCGTAATCTTGGAACGCAACGGCCCAAACGGCATTACCGTGAGTAAAATGCAGAGGGCCGAACGGTTCGCGCAATCCGTTGAAGCGATCTTTCGGCACAACCCCCTCACCGGTTTCACCGTGAACTTTGAGGATTCTCCAATCACACTTTCGGCCCATCTGGGGAAGTTGGTATCGGAAAGCCCAACGCCGGTTCCGTACTGGCGATTGGGTTGGGACAAGCGGACCTACGAGACACAACCCCACGATGTGATTCACCATCCCGTCACGGCCCTCACGCGGTCTGCAATCGGCCGGGAAATTTCGCGCTGGATGGGAGAGGCACTGAAACGACCGACCGAGGTAATCGCACAACAGTTCGATGCTGAAATAGCAGAATGGGAAGAGATGGGAGAAATGCTGGAGATGCCGACTAATGATATCGTAGATGCCCACCAGGACGCCATTGATCAGGTGATGCGAGCCGCGGGCATCCCCTCACACATCATCAACTCCGATACGACTCCCTGAAAACAACTCAGCCCGGCTTCTCCCTTGCGGGATCGGCCGGGCTGAATCGCTGCGTCGTCCACCGGAAAGTGATCTCCGCTTTATGAAGGCGGTCTTCGTCTCCGGGTTCAGTCGCACACGCAACAGGTATTATTTTTGGATGGCAACTTGTTGGAGTCGCCTGCCCGATGTTTGTAACCTACCATGCAAACGCGTCGTGCGCAAGTGCGGCTACCTGAACACGACCTCTAAATCACACTGCGAGAGTCATTTCTTTAGGAGCCAGTGAACGGTTCCCGCCGACCACTTGCGACCGCGCCGCGTCCGAATGCCGCACGCGTTCAGATGGTCGGCAACCGCTTCCAGTGTGCCGTGCTTTTCGCGCAGGGCCTCGACCAATGGGAAATAGTTCTTCCGGAACTCTGCGCTGGCCGTGCGGTCCTGCGCATGCCAGGCCGCGCAGGCGTGCTGCTGATGACTCCGGGTGTGTACCCGGTTGCGTCCCTTCGGGGGCGACGGCGGCGGCTTCGGTTCGGCCTTACCCTCGGCGACGAGCCGCGCGTGCCGACGGGCGAGCGCAGCCTTGACCCTCTCGCTACCCCGCCGGCTCTCATACTCGGCCATGACCGAAGCCATGACGACCATCAGCCAGCCTGACGCGGTCGTGGGGTCAGCCTGGGGGTAGTCCAGGTAGACATGCGGGACGTCCCCGTCCATCAGGTCCATCGTGAGTCGCACATCACGGGCGAGCCGGTCCAGTTTCGCGACGACGATCGTCCCACCGCACACCCGGGCGCGCTCCAAGGCGGCGGCTAATTGGGGACGATCAGCCGTCAACCACCCACTTTCCACTTCGGTGAACTCGGCCGCGATCGGTACATTGAGCCGGCGCGCGTAGTCCCGGACGGACGCCTGCTGGCCCTCCAGACCCAGCTTGCTTTCGCCCTGTTTCTTCGTAGAAACCCGGTAATACGCGATCAGCGCGATCACCCGCTACACATCTCCTTTCACGATCTGCGCCAGCACGGCCGCATTACATCCGAATTTGTCCGCGATCGCTCGCACGTCAGCGGCACACGTCTCCGGGACCTCTACGCGGATGCGCCCGCACAGTCGTAGATTCGCCAGCCGTTCCACTGCGATGCTGAGCCGTTCGGCAAGTTGGTCGTCGGTGAGCGTATGGAGACGGGCGTAAATGGCGAGCTGGAAGCCGAGAAAAGACGCGCGCTGCGAAGCACGGGCGGCGAGGTGAGTGAGCTGCTGCTGTTCGCGGTTCATGAGAAGGCTCCCGTGTGAGGTGAGGACGGGAGTAGTTCCGAGCCGAAGAGTGGAGTTCGACGAATTAAGACACAATCGATCAACGGCGACAACGGTGAAATTATACCGGAGTGACCGTCAGCCCCAGCGCACGTAGGACGTGCTGGAGTTTGTGCGATCCCATCGATTTTTTGCGAGTGAGATACGCCTGGACGTGGTCCTCACTCACCCCGCCGGCGGACCGCTGGGCGATTGCGTAGGCGGTCAGGCCAAGTGTATCGGCACGGGCGATAACTGCGTCTTGAATCCAGTCGGCGAGGTCGCCGCCAGTGTCGGTGATAATGGCTGCCAGACCGGATTTCCACTCGGACTCCTCGGGAGCATCACGCAGGTCCCGCGCCGCTAGATCGCACGCGGCAATGCACCGCTGTTCGATCGCGGGAGACTTGGCGGCGATTGCCCGCATGAGGTCGTTGACGGGTCGCCCGGTGACCCCGAGCGAGCGGAGGAGGTCGAGCAGTAGTCCCGCCCGACCCAGGTCCCAGGTGGTGTTACGCACGAGTCGTCATCCCCGGAGTTTTTTGAAACAGTCTCGGCAGGTAACGCGGGCGCCCGCACTCGCCGGGAGACAGTTGTAGAGCGGCCCACCGTTCGCGGCCGCGAGTCGTTCGGGCAACTCCTCCACACCGATTGCTGCACCGCAGATCGTTCGCGCGATCGCGCCGGTGTAGATCGCCTGTGTCGGGGTGCTCACCGCATGGGTGCGATTCAGGACCGGGCCGCGGTGATGATGAGGTAGATATCGCAGGGCGGGGCGACCAGCGATTGTGTGGGTGATGTTCATGCCCATTCTCCCACGAGAGCCCTCATTTCGGCCGCCGCCGCGTTGATTTCCGCCGTGCGGGCGAACGAGAGAATTCCCGGCCCATCTCCGCCGCGACGCAGAACGTCGGAGACGAAATCCTCCACCACGGCGACCGGACGCGACTCGATCCGGGTCCATCCGCCATAGACCTCGTCTCGCCCGAGCAGGACGACGGCGACGCAACCGGTCTGGAGGCCGGACCCGTCCACCCCGTTCGTCAGAATGATGCGGTGCTGGCGCCCCTGCACGAGATCCCGGCGCTGGCCCCGACTCATGACCCGCTCGTACCCCTCGCCCGTCCATTGCTGTAGCGTTTTCATCAGAGACCCTTTGCCCCGCGACCGGCGGGATCGGGTGAGGCTGTTGCCTCATGTAGATAGTTATACCCGCCAATCGTCGGGTATTCAACACGTTTCCAGCGTGCGGGGTAGGGACGCGAAAATCCGCTGGTCCCTGTCGTACACATCGGCCGTGACGGTGGATATCTCCCCCGCGCGGACCCCGTCCGCGTAACAGAATCGCGAATCCAGGAACGAACCTAGGCCGCCTATCGTCGCCGGACCGCACCGTCGTCCGGGTCCGTCTGCGGTCCACAGGCGCACGGCCCGCTCGATGTCGTCGTGTTCGGGAGCGGCCGTTGCTCGGATGAGGACCGAGCGACGGTCGCGTGCCGGGACGGAGAAATCATACGTCTCGAAATAAATGATATGGGTGACCAAATTCTTCTCCAGGTTCGGGGTGAGCCGCCGGCACCGTGCCGACGGCGTGAAGGGAGCTAGTTAAGATCACAACGCGGCTTCGCATTCACGAACCCGCGTCTCTTCTTGGCGGATCAGTTCGTCAATGTCGTGGCCGTTGGCCCGGTATGTGGCCTCATTCTGGCGGTAGACTGCCAGACGGGCACGGGCCGCGGGCAACTCGCTCTTTGCCCGCTTCCGGGCTTCAATGCGAGCGATCCGCTCGCGGAGGGCCTCGGCGAAGTCCGTCACCCCCACCGCCCGCAAACGGCGGCGGATAATCTCGATGGCACCCATCGCTGCGTAGCACAGGCCGCCGTCCGCCCACCCTTCGTCCAGTGCCCGGGTGACGATGGCTTTGAGATCGTCGTCGGTCCGACGACTGTAGTGCGGGTTACGGCGGTCGTCCTCCCGGCAGTTTTTGACCCGTCGCCGGACCAACACCGCCTCACCAATCGCTTTCGCGACAAGAGCCTCATCCAACTCGGCCTCCAGTTGGTCCGTCAATTGCGCCACCACATTCGGATTCGAGGTTTTGTAGATCTTGTAAAACCCCTTGCCACAGTATGTGTAAACCCAAACCGGACCGCTCGGGTACTCGTGCATGACGGCCACATGCCTGATGTGCCGTCGCAACCGTTGCATGTCGATCGGTTTGGTGACCAGGGCGTCCAGTCTGGCCGCGTCGGCTTCGAGGCGCTCGGCCGCACGCAGGTAGTCGGTCCAGTCCTGTTCCGTCGCGGCGCCCGTGCCCTGCTGCGACACCGACACCCACCGAGCGTACACGTCGAGCAGGCGGTCAGTGCTGGCCTCTGGATTGAGTGCCGCCTCCATCTGCGGGTGGAGGCGAATACTCAGTTCTCGGCGGTTCAAACTGGAAGTTGCCATCGTCATCCCTCCGTTGTTGCGTCGCGATGTGCGTCGCGTGAAGGAACCCGCCACGGGCTTGCACCGTCACGGGCTTGCACCGTGATGCCGCTGGTCGGGCTCGAGAAAATCAAACGGCCGCTGCACGGCGCCGGCTGTACTCCTCTGCATCCTCTTCCGTGGCAAAGAGCGGTTGCTCAAGCGGCCACGCCGCGAATTCACGACGGTACTCGACGCCATCAATCACCGCGCCGAGACGCGTCAGAGATACCGGCCATGTCCGCCCGGTGGGCTCGAGATCGCAGGAGTAGCTGAGATTGAATCCATCGCGACGCTCGTTTCGCTGAGCGTCGGGGTACTCGCGCAGGCGAACCGGGATCACTTCCACCCATCGGTCGAATCGCACAACCAACAGCGGACCGTGACCCTCGTGAGCTGAGACCACGGACCGAGCCTGATGAAGGGTGTCACCAGCATGCCGGATCGCTGGCCCGAACGTTGATTCGCGGTAAAAGACAACCTCACTGATAGGAGCAATCGTCGCCATGATCTCGTCTCCCGTTGCCGCGTCGCAGCGTGCGTCGCGTTCATGTAGGTATATTATCCTATCAGGAAACTAAATCAAGAAGAAATCGCATATTTCCTGAAAGCGATTTTCCCGTCAGGATAAGTGGTACAATGTAATCATGGACAGCACAACCACCGTAGATGTGATTTTGGCTCGGTTCGGGGCGGCGGTCCGCACTCGCCGGGAATCGCTGGGCATGACACTGGCAGATCTCTCCCCACATGTGGGAGTACAGCTTGCCGCGCTCAGCAAAATCGAACGGGGCAAACTCAACGTCTCACTGGTACTCGCAGCCAAGATCGCGAGTGCCCTCGACACGACACTCGATGCCCTCCAAACCTCTCATTCGCTCAACGCGAACTCACGAGCGAATACCTGAAGCGTGGCGATCAGTCCATCAGCTGGGACGGTCGCATGTCCCAGCTCCTTCAGTTTCGGCCCTACCTCCCACAACCGCACACGAAGAAGCCCATCGGGCAGCGACTCCACGCACAGCCAACGAAGCGGCGTGCCAGAGCCCACAGCGACAATCAGGCAGTCACCTCGAACAGTGGTCGAATCGAGCGGGCAGCGAGCCCGCAGCTCCGTGCGAACAGGTTGCGGGATCGCCCACCAGAGCGCGAGAGCGGTCGATGGTGTTGCGGTCGCGCGTGGCTTTGTTGTCATCATGATCACACCCACCGATTTTCAACAAGTGCCCGCATCGCGTCCGCATGTTTGCAGTGCGACCAGCGGACGAACCCCCGGCATTCGCAAGTATCGGCCCGTGCCCCGGCCTTAGCGCAGAGCACAGAATACGCTTCAACGTCCTTGTCCCTGCCCGATCGGCTCACCCATTTTCGCAAGTAGAACCCTCGGCCCGGCCACACGGTCGGGAACTCGGTGACGACGTAACAGGTGCTCGCATCGGGCGTATCGATCACCACGAACCCGGCTTGCGGCGTGTGATCATCGGTAGCAGCAAACCAGCGGATCGCGTTCCGCTTGCCGTCCCGCTCGGGCAGCACTTCGAGCAGCGGTTGGGCGGGAACCGGGTCATCCGATCCGGTCGGCGCCTTGAGTAATTCATCAAGGAGCATCGTCGGCGCCCTCCGCTGCGGTGTCGCTTTGCCCCTGCGCCGCGTTCCGTTCCCGCGCCGCTTGATAGGCGGCGCTGCGGTCCGGGAACTCCTCGTAAGTGTCCGTGACCGTGTCGTGCACAAACCAGTTGCCACAATGATCCGGTTCACTGTCAGGGCCGGGAATGCAAATCACAGTGAATCGCTCACACATCACAGCACCTCGGGTAAATCGTCGTCGCTGAAGACCGGCCCGCGCCAGGTGCGGACCAGGTGGGCGACGGTCAGAAGCAACAGGCCGCCGAACGCGAACAGCTCGGCGGGGGTCAGGCGACATTCAATGCACATGTACACGACATCTACTCCTGTTTCACGCCACGGGCCACAGCGCGATCAAAACGGGCACTCCTGGTTCACATCGCGGGCCGAGATCATTGCGTCCGCCAGCATATATGCCATTTGGGCGAATATTGCGGCCGATGGCGCGAACTTGTCGCAGTTGCCGAAAGGTATGCCCGTCCCCTCACTATCGCTCTCTGCCGCGAGTAACCCCGTTAGGGCGACGCCGGCGAAGTGGTCGCGAATCGTGAGACCGGACGCACGCCGCTTTGTTTCCCCACCATCGTGACGTTCAACGGGAACATCACAGGGATGCGCGGGCTGCTCTCCATAAGGCATCATGTTTGCCATCGAATTATCCTCCTAGTAAGGACCGCAGCCGATTGCCACGGCCAGTGTGGTTCACACTCGCAATGTCGGTGCGAGAACGGTGTACATCGCCCATGCCGTATCTTCGTCGCCACGCAGGATCTTCGTGAGCCATGTGTGTGGGCAACGCGCATCATCCAATGCGTCGGCGAGGATCGCGGGCGGCGATCCCTCTTTAACTCGGCATAATTGCCGCACCGTGTCCGTCACCCACTTCCGCGACGATGTAACTTTCAAGCGCGGGCGCCGGTGTGAGTTACATTTGAAAACTAACTTCTCGCCAAGAACGGTTTTGGCCTCCGCACTCGGTGCCACGAACTTCACCACACTCAAATCATCGCGGCGAAGTCGGTACACGACGAACCCCGTGATCTGGTCACCTTCTGTAGCTACCATTCCGATACAGTTGCGTTTCTTGAGAGCGGCCAGAAAGGCCGCTTCCCGCCACACACCAGCGGCCGCCTTCTCAAGCGCGATAATTTGCGGAATATCTCGCCGGATCATCCACCGTGTATCAACCATGACCATCTCCGTGTGTGGCATGTGTACCGACCCGCCACCGTTCTACCATGCGTAGTGCAACAAGCAATACGACAGTTGAAATTACTTTCTGAACACGACGACTGCTGTGCCGACCGCCGTCCCCTCACTCTTGAAGCTCCCATCTGGCAGGTCAATCCATTCGGTCGCGTCCTCGAGCGCAATCCGACGTTTGATCCCTGCCGCACAAATCGCAACCAGTTGCCCACCTGGGGCGAGCAACTCGAGCGCGTGCCGAATGTGTTTGATGTCCGCTCCTAAACGGAATGGTGGGTTCATGATGATCGAATCAAACAGCCCCAACCGACCCACACCCATCGTCAGGAAATCGCCCTGCACCAGTCTCACGGCCGGGTCCGTCGAAGTCACCCGGTACAGCTCTCCACAGCACGCTGGCGAGCTGTCCACCAGAGTTATCGGGCACTCGCCAGACCGCACCCGCACGGTCTGGTAGAGTCGGCCCAGACCGGCGGACGGTTCCAGTGTGCGGCCGAACCGGTCGAACATCCCGGCCAGTCGTTCGGCCAAAGGCTCGGGCGTTTGAAAGAGATTGAAGGCCGTGACCACCCGGGGAGCGCTCGCCGGATCGGCGAGCCGGGCGAATCGCTCCTGCTGTGCTACCATCTCTTCACCTTTTGCTTCGTTCACTTCCTTCAGATGCCGTAACCGGAGAATGCCGGTGCGGCGGGAGTCGCGTTCGCTCATCGGAAACACTCTGAGGAACCCGGCCGGACATCCGGCCGGGTGAATGGGATCAGACCACGACCGCTTCAACCTGTGCCGCGAACATCTTGTAGACCGCCGCGCCCACTTCCGTCCACCCGCGCTGAGATGCGGACGCCTCATAGGCCCACCCGACATAGGCCGCGTCGGCGAGGAGTTGCTTTTCCTCCGCTGTGTACTCCATCGACAACCGGTGGGAGCGGATCAACTCGGCCAACTCGGCGAGCCGCGAGCGCAACATCTCGACGGTCGGCATCGTTTCGCGGATAGCTTCGGCCGTGCTCCAGGGCAACGCCTTTTGCGGCTTGTCGGTCAGGACGATCACCCTGCGCGCTGCGGAGTACGAGTAGCCGCCCGCGATCCCCGTGCGAACCTTGAACACAGTCACCCGCCCGCCCCCATCGCGACCCGTGTAATCCGTCCGACGGATGCGCAATTGCTCCGAGATGTCGGACGTCTCGCACGGGCCGTCACCCTTGCTGCGCGCCGAGTATTCCGCTTGCGTCATGCGGAGCACGGCTGATTCCGGGGTGCGTGCGTCCCTGGCTTTGGCCGTCGCGTTCCACCGCGCTTGTAGCTTCTCCGCGTCGGCATCGGTCGGGTTGATCAGCGACGGCACCGCGCCCTTGTCGGCTTTCTCCTTTGCCTTGCGTTCCGTCACTACCGTGGCGAACACGGCTCGCTCCTCGTCGGTCGGGGCGCGGTAGGCACCCTCGGGCAACCGTTCGACGTTGAAGGCCCGCATGTGGTAGCCCTCGCGGGTGTTGCCCCACCGGATCGGCCGGGCGGGGTTCGGTCTTCATGGCCACGGGAGCTGGCTGGAGAGCATCGGCGATCATCCGCAGCCCGGTAGCGACCAGGGACCGCAGAACACGGCCCCACCCGGCAACTGTCACCCGCTTACCCGTCTCCGCGTAGACCGCATCCGTCAACGGCCGTAGCAGGGAACCGAACAGACCCGAAACTGTCGTCTTTGTGCGTGCCATGTTAACCCCTTGTGCGTGTGGTTTGTGAACCGCGTAACTGAGGGAGATACTACCCTGACGTATGTCTTTAAGCAATACATTAGGTTGAATAAAATCTACTCAATGAACCAGTCGTCAAGCCGGTACGTGTCGTGTCCGGTGGTGCCCTCTCCGTTATGGATCTCGCGGACCAGCACACCAGCCGATACTAACTCTTCCACCCGGCCCCAATCGTCCATCCAGTACACCTGCCCAGACCGTCCAACGCCCAGATTCATCCCGCACGTATACACGGTTCGGCTCCCATCACTGAACCTCTTCGCAGTGTAGACCTTCGGCACCAGTGGCAGCCCCGGTGCATAGCTGAACGCGCTCATTATGTGACCTCGTTCGTGTGTGTTGGACTCCTCAACCCGACCGCCCGAATGTACCATACGTATGTCAGTAAGCAATACGTATCCATATGTTACTTCCCCAACCCCAGAGCTGCCGGTGCCACATACCATACACCGTCTTGCGTGAGTGGGGCCGGCCTCAGAAGTATTAGGGCTGGAACCAGTTCCCCACCATCGCGCCCCGCTCGAACGAGACAGTCACCTTCCACCCGCCAGTATCCAACCGGTAGCCAGGTCTCGCATCGGCCCCCGAAACTCGTGTAGGTTAAGGCTCTAACAGCCCGAGCGCGAACTAATCGCACTGCACCCTTCGGAGTGGACTTCGGCACCGGCTTCACATCGATTGCGTTGCACGTTTCCATTACCGATCCTCCCATAGATTTGAGACAGTTCCCCGGACCGGGCTTGCACCGGTCAGCCGCTTGACGGGGATGTGACGTTATCCGTGCGCAGCGATTAGCACCGGCCCGTTACGCCCGTCGTCGTAGTACACCCGACCGAAGGCGTGAACGACCGCGTGGAACACGATCAGGTATGCCCACACGGCCATCGGGCCGGTCAGGGTAATGTCGGTCCGCGCGTCGGTAGGGATAGTCTGTACCCACTCGTTCACGTTGCGGCCGACCAGGTTGACCGCGTCGGGTATAGGGGTCGTGAGGTTTTGGCGCCCCGCGACTGTCTCAATTTGACAGTCGCGGTACAGGATCACGTTCGTCAGGGACAGATCAAGACGCACACTCATCACATATCCTCCAGTGGTACCGAGCGGGATTGCTCGGAGTGGTCCGGGTGAGGCTTGCACTCACCTGCCGCTTGTCGGACCTACGACCCGATTACCGCTTCATCTCCGCTGTCAGCTCGTTCGCCTTCATCTCCGCCATCTCCAGATATTGCCGAGGATGGGCTGTCTTCTTCGCGATCACACTGACCAGCGTGTGACTCCTCCTCCGACAGTCCGGCGACTCACCCACCGGGCACTGAACGAGCTGGACCCGGAACGCATCCTGCCATCTCCATGACCCTCGCTCCACCGTTCGCACTTGTACCGCAACCCGCATTTGTACCGCACTCATCACCATCTCCCGTTAGTGTTTCTCACCCCGAACCGAATCTACCATAAGTATATCTTGAAGCAATACGCTACCACGAAACTTCAATTACCATTCCACCCACTTGAACCACCGTCAATCCGGCCTCACTGCTGTAGTGCCACAAGCACCACCCGAACCGCTTGAAGCTCACCGAAACCACTTCCGTCCAAAGGACCGTTATCATCACCATCTCCCGTTAGTGTTTCTCACCCCGAACCGAATCTACCATACGTATACCATTAAGCAATACGTTATTCCAAAATCCCGATCCCTTGCCCGCGAACACTGTATATTGCAGTGACATACGCTCCTTTACCCGACACCGGGCAACACAATGGCACACCCCCAGCGCGAACCCGAAGAGACACCGGAGGTGAATCCCCCCGCCTCCACAATCCGATTCACCGGCACAGATCTGCAACGACTCTCGGACATAGCCGCCGATGTTCTCGAGGAAGAGGGGATCAAACTGGACCGTACCAAGCTGATTCGCCGACTCATCACTGCGGAACACAATAGGAGGTTCCGCAAACGCAAAGGTAAGCCCGGCACACCCTGATAATCCTTGTCCGGTCCATACTTGCCGGTATGGACACGCCACGCCGAAAACACCGTCGGTACTCAGACGCCGATCAGGCCGAAGCACTTGCCGCGCTCGACGCCAACGGTGGCAACGTGGTTGCTACCGCCCGTGCAACCGGCATCCCCCGAACCACAATCCAAGCGTGGAAGGATGGGAGCATTCACCCTCCCCCCGCCGAACTCCGCCAACAAAAGAAACTTGCGCTGGCGGACTCCCTGGACCGCCTGGCGAAGAAGATGTTCGCCCAGGCTCAGCGGAAGGTGAAGGACATGTCCGGCCGGGACGCTGTGATTGCCGGTGCCGTCCTGCTGGACAAGTCGGCCATGCTCCGCGGCGAGACCGGGAAAGGGGCGGTCGAGGCCAATGTGACGGTGAACGTGAATCCCCCATCCCTGACACTCACGCCGGCGGACATCGAAGCGGCCAAGGAACTCCTTGCGGGAGTGCGCCAACTCCCCACGGCTCGCGGCAGTGTGACAGAGACCTCACCAGCTCTGCCAGAGCCCACCACACCAGCACCACCGAACCCCAGCACCGACGCAACGCCCGGAGTGAGCGACAGGTAATAACCTCCACATGCCCGTCCTTGGCCCCTGGCGTGCGTCCTGGCGCGATCGGGAGGCCAGGCGCAGCAAATGCCTATCTGGACCGCGCCGAGCGCCACCGGCGCGATACCAGCGCAGCCAGCCGGGCTAATACCAACTCACCAGGTTGCGACGCCCCATCAGCACCACCTCCACACAGACTCACACCAGGCCGAACACTGCGTGCTAACAACCGGATGCAGACAGGCCGGAGCGAGAGAGTGCCCCGCAGGGGTAGTGATCCGGGGATAGTGGCCAAGTGTGCAGATCGCCGCGCGTTTTTAGCGAGAAGGGGCGAAAGGGGCGGCGGAGTCTCCCATCCGATTTTCCAAGTTTAAAAAGGGGCCGGTTGTACGGGGTGAAGCGGAAGGTAGGGCGCGAGGTGTCCGACGTAGTTTCGGACGAATGGAAGCCATCACGAGTGGAACGGCGGCATACAGGTCATGGGAATGGCGCGTCGCAACGTACAAGGCGACCGTCGAACAGAATCCGTGGATACCCGAAGACTCCCGAAACCGTGGGTTGAGTGAGAACCCGAAGCAGCGGCAATTCTTGTTGCTGTCAGACGTGCAGGAGGTGTTTTACGGCGGGGCTGCGGGCGGTGGGAAAACGTATGCAACGCTAATTGCCGCAGCACAGTACGTGGACGTGCCGGGTTACTCGGCACTTCTGCTGCGCGAAAATTTTGCGGACTTAAATCAGGCGAAGGCGTGGATCGATCTGTCGCGGAGTTGGTGGTACGGAAAGGGTGTGAACTGGAACGAGCGGGACCGGCGATGGACATTTCCGAGCGGCGCAACAATCACGTTCGGGTATCTCGACAGCGACAAAGCCGTTTACCAGTACGACTCGGCGGCGTTTCAGTTCATCGCAATCGACGAACTCACGCAGCACACGGAGTGGCGATACCAGTTCATGTTCGGACGGTTGCGGCGCCCAGCGACGGGACCGTTGTCGCAAGTGCCGATCCGGATGCGCTCGACGTCGAACCCGGGCAACAGCGGGCACGAGTGGGTCAAAAGGCGGTTCGTGGACGCGAAGAAACGCGAGCCGGGCGCGGTGTTCGTTCCGGCCCGGCTGGAAGACAACAAAGGAAACCTCGACGTCGAGGAGTACCGGACGAACGCACTGGCGAAATTGGACCCGCTGACGCGAGCCCAGCGCGAGAAAGGGGATTGGGACGCCGTTGCGGGCGGAAAGTTCCGGGCAGAGTGGTTACGGAACACCTGGACCAAAGACCCGACATGGAAGGACTGGTGCGTGTTGACGGGATTCGGACCGACCGGGAAGGCGGAAGTGCTCGAACGGTTCAAGTGGCGAAATGCGGCGACGTTCCAGACGTATGACCCATCAGCGTCGGCCTCGAACGCGGCAGACCACTTCGTGGTCTCGACGTGGAAGGTGACGCCCGAAGCGCGGCTGGTGTGGTGGGACTGTTACCGCGACAAAATGGAGATCCCAGAGCAGTTGGGAATATGCCAGTCGTTGTACCGGCAGCACAAGCCGCAGTTCATCGCGGTGGAAGAAGTGCTGAACCAGCGGGCGCACGCACAATTCTTGCGGAAGAGCACAGCTCCGGTCATGATCGTGCGGAGCGTGAACCCGAAGAGTCGGGACAAACTGGACCGGGCGCTCGGCGCGATCAGTCTCGCCGCATCGGGACGGTTGTTCCTCCCAGATGACCACCCGCTCTTCCCGCTCGAAGACGTGCGCGGCGAACTCGTCAGGTTCACGGGTTTAACTGACGATGAACAAGACGATATTGTCGATACATTCAGCTACGCGTGCGAGTGCCTACCGAGTGTGCGGGTGACGGGCGGCGCGGGGAGCGGTGCGGCGCCGTTCATCTATCAATCAAGGCGCGGACAGTACGACGGGTTAAAATGAGTGGAAAGGAAAGTGCAAGGATGGTCACAACCTTCACAGTGCTGGTACCGACCGTTCCGGGTTGGTACTGGTGGCGGCACCCAAAATGCGGCACGAGTTGCGTACAGGTGATCGAGTGTAAAGGGGTGGCTCCGTTATCATACCTCATGGTTGGATCAGATGATGAGTGGTACGTAGAGAACAGCGGTGGCGAATGGTGCGGGCCGATCGAGGTACCAACGTGATCGACGAAGAGACATTCCTCGCAGCCATCGCAGCGGAACCGGATGACGATGCCACACGGCTCGCGTTTGCCGATTGGCTGGAGGAACACGATCGCGTCCGCTTCGGGAACGCGATCCGACGCGGGGTGCGGAAGCCCAAGCGGTTCACGTTCGGTGAAGGAAAAGACGCGGTCATTTCGTATACAGGCACGCGATCGGATCTGAACGAGCTCGTCTCGGCAAAAGTGGCAACTGGCGTGACGGGGTTGAGATGGACGACGTACAAGGGACTAATACTCAGCGCAGAGTGCGCGTTCGACCGGTGGGCGAAGGAATCGGACAGTATCCTAGCGTCGCGGCCACTACCCGAAGTAATCTTAACGACGCGTATCCTTGGCGAGATCCGTCACAAGCACCTACGTCTACTCGGACGAGACAGGTTTCACGCGGTCGCACCGTGGAGCGAAACCGGGCCGCTACAAACACTCCGGCTTCTGAGGGCCGAATGGCCGCGGGTCGGCCGGTGAGCGTTCCCACACCGTGTTCGGTATGAGTTCAATGGTGAAGACGATCCGGGGCCGGTGATCGGCGACCGGGTCGAGTTGGCCGACAGTGGGTTCGGCACGTTGTGGTCGGAATTGGGTCAGGACGGATGGGCGGTTGCGTTTCCGGACAAGTGAGATCAGTCATGACCGACGAGCAAACATTCCTGGCCGACATCCTCGCCAACCCGGACGACGACACCGTGCGTCTCGTGTACGCAGATTGGCTCGAAGAGCGTGCCGAACAGCGCGAGCGGGCCGAGTTTATCCGCGTGCAATGTGAATACGAAAAGTTCTGCACGATCGACATCGGTGACGTGCAGCCACTCGGCGGCCCGGTAGCAAGAGACGGGGTACAGCAAATTACGATGCGATCGGAGCTGTTGACCAACGAAGTAATGCGGCGTGTGGTGTGCTACCGGCCGGGACCCGGAACCCCGTTTCATTACGGGATGATCGTGTCTTTTAGCGGCGAGTACACAAAACGGCCGCGCCCGGGTCAGATATCAGTTGAAGTGCAGATCATAAATAACTGGACGGGATACCCAAGGGAAAACGAACTGCGTCAGCGCGCATGGAAACTGTTCCTCGCCAACAGTGCGAGTCAGCACTTGTGGATGGGTGCCGTTCACGATGTATGCCGCGCCGGCAGCGAATGGACATCGCACCTACCGTGGTTCCGGCGCGGATTCGTAGAATTTGTCACCAGCCCGGCCGAAGACTGGTTCAGGTATGCGGACCGAATTCGTACCGAGCAACCGGTTCGACACGTCACGCTCACAGATCGTCCCATCATACGTATGGGGCAAATAAATCAATCGGAACAAGTCCGAGAAAAACAAAACGGCGTGAAGTTGCGATCAAGATGGAACGCAGCGGCATACGGTGTGACGATCCCGATGGAAGTGGAAACGGCCTTAACGGAGCAAGATTTGGTACTGAGTCGCGAGCCAATAGATTACATAAGACACAAACACCGTGCTCACGTCGTAGACGCCTGCTCGCTATTCGGTTACCTGAAGGCCCGGTGGCCCGGGATCAAGTTTACCGCGCCGGGAGAATCCTACGCGACATGGATGGATGAAGCGCCACTCGCCGATTTCGTGGTGATCAGCGGCAGCCTAAGTACATCGCCGACAACGCGCCGCGAAGAACTCGACCGCGCCTTGGAACTAACGGAAAGTGAACTGACGGAATACCTGAGATACGTTGGCCCGATGGATCTCAGTACGGACCGCGAACGCACACTAAGGAACCGGTTAGGCGAATTACGGAAAGCACGCGATCTGATGAGGCAAGCAGAACGGCCAATTTAACTGATCACGGCCTGGAAGCCTGTCCCGCGCACCGTGGTACACGATTCCTGGCCGCAGTTCGAGTACACCTCGGTGTACGGGCGGGTGATCCGGCCCAGCGGGTCGTTCAGCGTGGACCCCGCGTTGCGGGTGATGGTCCCAACGGCCACCGGAGCGGGGCAGCTCGACAAGTCGAACGTCGCGTTGTTACCGATGAGAACGGCGCCCGGTGTGCCGGTGGACTGCCACGAGAGCGCGGCGCCGTTCTGGGCCGTCACCCCGGTTCCCGCCGCGGCCGTTTCCGACACCACCACAACCGCACTTTGGTCGAGCGTCACCGTCGTGAACCCGCAATCGATCTCGCCCGTGCCGCCGACCACCGTCGCGGTCGTGAGCGTCACCGCAGATCCGAGCAAGAACGTCCCGCTAGCCGAACGGAAGGTGCCGACCGTCGCCGTCTGACCGGTCAGGTTCGCGACCGCGACCGCACCGTTGGTCACGTTCACCACGTTGGCCTGCCCGCTGGGTAGGCCGTACACATCACACGGCCAGCCCTGGCTGCCGCCCGCACCAATTGCACTCTGGCCGACCACCGTCACCGTCACCGGCGCCCCGGTGAGCGTCGAGAGGATGCGGACCTGGTTCGCCAGGTCCGTTGCCGCTTGCTCCACGCGGATGTTTGCGGTGTTGAGGGAGAAGTGCGTCGGTCGGTATTCTTCGTACCCGCCGTTGAACGGGTTGATGTCGGGCAACCCGATCACACCGGTGAACGTGGGGCGACGGGTGAACGAGCCGATCGCGACGGCCGCGAGTGCGGCGAGGTTGTATTTCGCGTCCGTCGAGCCCAGATCGAACACCACCGTGTCGCCGGTCGTGGGCAGCACGCCACCGGTCCAGTTCGCGGCCCGGCCCACATCGTGCGGCGAGAGCGGCGCGGTCGTCGTCGAGGTGCTGATCGTGCCCGTTCCGCCCACCGTGCCCGTGAACGGCGCCCCGTCAGCCGGCCCGGTAACGATTACCGTGTTCGTGGATGGGGTGAATTTGAGTTCCTGGAACTCGGGCTCCGACACGGCCGAGAGAAACACCTGAAAACTCGCTGCCAGGATGGTGGTCGAGGTGTCCGACGACAGCGCGGTGTAGGTGTAGGTCTTACCGTTCACGGTGTACGAGAACGTCTGCCCGGTCGTGTTCGAACCGATGATCACGGTGTCCACTTGGGAGACGGTCGAAGCCTGTCCGTTCCACTGTTTCAGAGCCATTTCCGCGCCCTCGTGAGGTAGGTCACGAGGGTAGGCGGGACATGCGTAGATCAAATCCAAAATAGTGTCCCCTTTTCAATCGGGACATGCCACCCATCCCGGTCTGGAAAGAAGTGCTCTGCGTCGGCCGCCAGCAGTCGAAAGACGGCGAGTGGTTCGAATTCAAGCCGCAGAACATCCGCCGCGCGCACAAGAACTTCCAGCGCATGAGAGCGCGCGGGGTTCCACTGCCAGCGGTATGGGAACACCAAAAGATCGAGGCCGCTGACGCGCCCGCAGGGGCCGACGCGGTCGCCGAGTGGAAGCGCCGGTACGCCCGGTACACGTTCGCGCACGCGGCCGACTCGCGCATCAACGAGCGCGGCAACCTCGACATGCTGCTGCCGGTACACACGCCCGAAGAGGCCGAACAACTCAAGCGGGTCAAGTTCGTCAGCCCGAAAGTGTACCGGCACGGGTATTGGGACTCGCAGGGCGGCACCTACGACGGTACCACCGTCGCACACGTCGCGGCCACGCCGACCCCGGTCCAATTCTGGCAGAAACCGTTTGCGGATCTCAGCGCCGACGATGCGGTGTTCCTCTCGTTCGCGCTACCCGACGGCGAGCACCTCGAAGGCGCCGATCCGGACGAATCGTGTCCCCCCTTCAATTGGTCCTTCAGCGACTGGCTCAACGAGCTCGATCGCTCGGTCGAGCTGAGTACCACCGACGCGCCGGAGGAATCACCCGTGCCCGAAGAGAAGAAAACCGAAGAGAAGCCGAAGGGTGACGGCGAGGGCAAGGGCAAGTGCCCCGAAGACCTGAAGGAACTGATCGACGCCCTCAAGGCCAAGGGCATGACCATCAGCGACAAGGTGTGCAACCTCAAGGAGCTGGTCATCGCCGTCGAGTCCTCGGCCGGTCCGGAGGAAGAGACCCCGCCGCCCGACGAGACCCCCGAACCGGAAGACGACACGGACGACGGGGAAACGACCGCGGCGCCGGGTGGGCCGCCGATGCTCATGTCCACCACCGACACCGACCCGGTGAAGCGGAAGAAGGCGATCAAAGAGGCTGCGGTCGAGCGGACCGAACTCGGCAAGCGGATCAAGGGCGCGTTCGCCACCGGCCGGATCGACGGCCCGACGCAGCGGAAGCTCCTGCGCCAGGCGGAAGCGGTCGAGATGTCGTTCACCGACGGCGAGCCGACCGGGAAGAAGTGGAAGAAGCTCGTTGGGGACGTGGCTGCGGCCGAGAAGAAGGCCGCCAACTCGGCCTGGAACGCAAAGGCCCCGGCCAAGCCGGTTGACCTGTCCACGACGAACCCGATCGAGCCCCCCGAACAGAAAGATCAGCCGAACGACAAGCGGGCCAGCGCTACGAGCGATTGGCTCCTGGGCCGCGGCGACCACCCCGACAAGGTGTGCCCCAAGTAACCGCCGCTTCCGACCGCGCGAGACCCCGCACCGAGTACCCGCGATTTGAGGGCTGAAACATGGCGACCGGCATCGTTCCCGTATTCGGCCGACCGGGCATCGGCGCCCCCGTCACGTCGCAGCGCTTGAACGTGAGCCGCGACGGGATGATGGGCTTCCTGCCGGGCGGGGGCACCATCTCGGGGCTGATGACCCGGGACCCGGGGAACGCCGCGGCGAGTGCGCTGTCGCTCCGGCCGGGGCTCCTGATGGGCCGGCTCACGAGCATCGGGCCGGTCGGGTACTGGGCCAACTCCATCATCGATGTGACCCAGGCCGCGTACACCTCGGGCGGTACGAGCCTCACGCTCTCGCTCGCCGGGGCGGCCGAACTGGTGCGCCGGATCGGCACCTCCGGCACGTTCCAACTGGTCGGGCCGCCGACCTCGGGCGGGAGCAACGCGACGTTCACGGTCACCTTCTCGGCGGTGAACCTGGCGACCGGGGTGGTGACGGTCACGAACATCGGGGCCAACGTGATCGCCGGGGCGTTCGTGCAGCCGCTCGACGGGAGCCAGACGATCCTGAGCTTCATCCCGGACGGGTACAACTGCGTGATCCCGCCGGATGGCACCGACGAGACGTTCCCACGCATCCCGATCTCGTGCGTCATCGATTCGGCCAACCTGATCAACTGGCCCACCGACACGACCCTCCAGAACTACGTCCGCACGTCGCTCTCGACGATCCCGGGCGGCAAGTTCGTGTTCTCCGACATCCTGACCACCGGCTGATGCGTGCGTGACCGCCCGCTCCCTATGGAGCGGGCTCGGCCCCGGTTCCGTTCCGCACACCCGACCGCAGCGCGACCCACCTTCGGAGCAGACAGATGTCCCTGAGCATCGAAGAAATCCTCGGCTGGGTGCCCCTGACCAAGGCCATCGAGACGGTCAAGGCGGGCGTGCCGCGCGTGCTGCCCCCGGCGTTCTACAACCGCAACCCGTCGTTCCGCGTACTGGGCGACAAGACGCGCCGGATCGAGTACACCGGGACGCGTAAAAACGCCCGCATCGTGCCATACGGCGCGCCGCCCCGACAGATCCAGCACATGCCCTTGTCCGGCCGTGACATCCGCCTGCTCCACACGGAGGAGGTGATCCAGTTCCAGCACGAGCTGTTCCTCCAGATCCGCGAGTTCGACTCCTACACCGTGCAGGAGCGGTTCCGCGAGGAGGCCGCCCGGCAGGTGCAGAACGCGACGGTCCGCCAGGTCAACCTGGAGTCGTCCACCGTCCACGCGATGCTCGCCAACGGGCAGTTGTGGTTCGACGCCGCGGGCAACCTGCTCTCCTCGCCGAACGGGGCCGATCTGACCATCAACTACGGGCTCCCGGCCAACAACCAGAACCAGTTGGGCGGCATCATCGACGCCTCGTGGGCCAACGCGTCCACGAACATCGTCCAGCACATCAACAACATCAAACAGCAGGCCGTCTACACGACCGGCTACCCGCTCAAGTACGCGCTGTGCGGCAAGAACATCATGCGGTACCTCGTGACCAACGACACGGTCAAGGAATACCTGCGGTACCAGATCGGGCCGGACCGCGCCGGGTACTTCTTGAAGTCGAACCAGATCCCGCCGGGCCTGTTCGACCTCGAGTGGGTGCCGATGCAGAACATCTTCTTCGGCGACCCCAACACGGACGCCGCGGTCGAGATGTGGAACGGCGACACCATCATGTTCACCCCCGACCCGGCCGACCCGATGGTGTACGGCATCTACGAGGGCTCGTACCCGGTGCCCACCGCGTTCAACATCACCGGCGACGTGATGAGCCAGTGGGCCAACTTCCAACAGCGGTACGGCCGGTACGGGTACGGGATGCCCGAACTGCGCCCGCTCGGCATCAGCGGCGTGTACGGCGACACCTTCCTCCCGTCGCTCCACAACCCGGCCGCGTACTTCCAGGCCAACGTGACGCCGTAATAATTGTTTGGTTAATTGTGTCGAACCGGACCCAGGGCACGGACCGTTGAGGACAGTCGAATGCTCCCGATCGAGAAACCGGCGGTGAACGGGGCGGAGTTGATCGAGCGCCTGGCGGCGACCGGCACCGGCGCGGACAAGCTCGAGTTGCCCCGGTTGTTCCTGGTCCACACGCACCGCAAGGAGAAGCGGATCGCGACGGCCACCGAGATCCTCGACGTGATGGAGAAGGCCGGCACGCACCACTCGTGCATGAACTACCCGCCGACGCCGGAGTTGACCCTGGCGAAGGCGCGGCAGATCGCCGAGACGGGCCAGTACCTGTCGGTCCCGCGCGAAGAAGAAGTGCCGGTCGAGAAACTCATCCTGGCGGGCACCGAACTGCCCCCGGACGAGGAACCCGACCCGGTCGGCGACGCGCTCGAGGAGTTCGATCCGCAGGCCGAAGAGGCGTTCAAAGAGGAACTACCGATCGGCCTGACCAAGGTGAAGCCCAAGCCCAAGCGGCCGGTCAGCAAGGGCAAGACCGGCCGCGGGCCGGGTCGGCCGCCAGGGCGCCCAAAGGGACGGCCGGGCTTCATGACAGCCCCGGTGGCCCCATTGACCCCGGCACCCCAGGGCGCACCGACTGCCGCAGCGGCAACCCTGGAACCGGCCGTGGCCTGATCGCCGCACCGCACCTTGTTACGCACAACTTGAGACCCGAGTCCGCCGGGAGCCAGCGATGAAGTCCATCAGTCAGCCCAACATCACCGCGACCGCCACGAACGCGACGGCCGCGACGACGACCAGTCAAGCGCAGAACGGCAACACCACCTGCTTACTCGTCCCGGACGGGAAAGGGCCGGCGTCGCAGGGCATCCTGACCGTCAGCCCGGCCCCAAACCAGGGGTTCACGAATTGCACCGTGGTGGTCGAAAAGATCATAAGCAACTCCTCGGTGTGGCAGGGGCTCGCACTGTACAACGAACAGACCGGCGTCCGATACAACTCCGGGTCCGCGACCCCGCCCGACAACGCCATCAGCAGCTTTCGGTTCGACTGCGCCGGAGAAAAGGCAATCCGCGCCTACGTCCTGAGCGCGGGGTCTCTCACCGGGATGGTGATGACCCTGGAGGCCGGGACCACGGCCGAGTTCGGGTCGGCCCCGCTCAGCCCACTCGCCGTAACGAACGCTACCTCCATCGGCGTCGCCGGCGCGATGACCAGCGTCGCCGGGACGATGCAGAGTACCGAAGTGACCCAGATGGGGTCGGCGCCCAACGGCACCGTGCTCGGCGTGTTCCGCGAAGAGGGGAACATCGCCGCGGTCGCGGGCAACCCGGTCGCGGGGAACGGGGCCGACACCACCGACGACATCCTCTGGGGCGTTCAGGTGCCGGCGAGCATCTTCGATCAGCCGAGCCGGCAACTCAACCTCCTGTTCCAGGGACTCACCGGCGCGAACACGAACAACAAGCGGTTCAAAGTGTTCGCCAACCCGACCATGTCGGGCCAAACGGTGACGGGCGGCGTGATCTCCGGCGGCACGGTCACGGCCGGCACACCGATCCTTGATTCGGGGGCCTGGGTCAACGGCACCACGCCCAACAACGCCGTCGCCTTCTCCGGCAACGTGCAGATCACCAAGTACGGGGCGACGGGGTCCAACACCCAGATGACCGGCCAGGCGTTCACCGTGCTGGGTAACACCCACACCGGGATGCAGATCGGACAGGCCCTCACGCTCCCAGAGAACGCCGTCATCAACATCGTCATCACCGGGTCGAGTTACACGACCGGCGCCGCCGGCGACGTGAAACTCCAAACGGCCACGCTCACCGGCTCGAACTGACCGCAGCCGATGAGCCGGAGCGGCGAGCACCCGGAGGAGAGCGGGCCGCACCCGCCGAGGCCGTCATGTCCATCACGCTGTACCAGGCCCCGACCCTTCCGCCCGACACCAGCGGGCGCGACTGCGCCGAGTCGTACAAACTCGACGCGCTCATGGGGGGCACGCCCGGTGCCTACGTCAACGACTGTGATTTGACCTGTCCGACCGGCAGCACACCGAAACAGAGCGGTGCGGTGGCCGGCCCGCTCACGTACTCGGGGCAGTACGCAAAGCGGCTCTATATCGAGGCCGCCGGGACCATCGTGTTCGTCACGGCGACCGGAAAACAGGACTCCCTGGTTGTGCCGGCGACCTGCACGATCAAGATCCCAATCGCTTACATCATCGCCGCCGGAACAACCTGCTCCGGCATCCACATGCTGCGGTGACCAACACCGAGAACCCACATGGCCAATAACACCAATGCCCAGGCCGTTGCCTTCGACAACAACTATGCGCGCCCCGGTGCGGACGCGGTCGTGAGCTGCTACCTCACGATGAAGCGCGTGCTCCAGGTGTGGAACGGCCAGAGCGTGGGCACGGTCATCCCCAACGACAGCAACCCGATCGACGACGGGTCACTCGCGGGCGGCACGCACGCCGGGAGCCCCGACGGCCGGGCCAACGTCACGGATGCCCAGGTGCAGACGCTCGTCGCGAACATGACGACGCTCGTCGGCTACCTGGAGGCGTCATCGAGCCTGATGCTGAACCAGTTCTTACAGGTCTCGGTTCACGCCCAATCCGCTCTGAGCTAAGCGATGACCCTATCGGCATCAACCGTCTTCGAGGTCCGCACGACCGGCGCCGACACCAACGGCGGCGGCTTCGTCACGGGCTCATCCGGGACCGATTGGAGCCAGCAGGCGGCGCCGCAGTACGCGGTGGCCGATGTGGTGACGAACGGAACGACCACCGTCACGAGTGCGTCCGCGAACTTCGGCGCGGACGTCGTGGGGAACCTCGCCTACATCGGCGCGGCGTGGTACCAGATCGTCGCGCGGACGAGCGCGACGGCGATCGTGGTGGACCGGACCATCGCCACGGCCACGGGTCAGACGATCAACATCGGCGGCGCGCTGCTGTCGCCCGGGGTTGCGGCCGCCGTCGCGACCGTGCCCGGCATGATCGTGTTCGTGAAGTACAACTTGTCCGTGTTCGCGAACACGACCACGACGGTCAACGTCGCCGGCGGCCGGGTGCAATCAAGTGCCGGCATCATCTGGTGCGGGTACAACACGACGCGCGCGGTCGGCAATACGGACGCACTTCAGCCGACGTTTCAAGTGCAAGTGAATAGCGGGAGCATGTTTTCCGCGTCGGCGGCGAGCTGCGTCGCGTGGAACTTTGTCATCGACGGGAACGCGACCGCCAACAGTTCTGCCGTCAACAGTGCCGGCGTGGTGTTGATCAACAGCACCGTCAAGAACTGCCGGAACAACGCGGTTCAGGGTGGCATATGTATCGGCTGCATTTTCACCGGGAACGGGAGCGCGACGGTCACAACGGGCACATCCATTTTCTGCATCGCTTACGGCAACACGAGCACCCCGTTCGGTGGCTTTTCGATCGACTGCATTGCGTATTCCAACACCGGAGCAACCACTACCGGTTTCGCACCGCCGGCTAACACGGCCGCGATCAACTGTGTGGCCTACGGTAACGGGTCGCACGGGTTCGCTTTCAGTTCCGCCGGCACCGCGATCCTCGTCAACTGCTACTCCGAGGCCAATTCGGGGTACGCCTTCGCCTCGACCAGTACGGGCGTGCTGGTGCTACAGACCTGCGGCGCGTACAGCAATTCGTCGGGGCGGATCAACACGGCAACCGTGCCGACCGTGGATCTCGGCGCGATCAACCTGACGGGCTCCGCGTTCGTCAACGCGGCGGCCGGCAACTTCGCGCTGAACACCACGGCGGGCGCGGGCGCGCAGCTCCGGGCCGCGAGTTACCCCGCAACGTACCCGGGCGGTCTCACAGCGAACTTCAACGACATCGGCGCCGCACAGCACCAGGACGCGGTACTCCCAACCGTTGCACAGGTGCTTTCCGGAGTGGCGTTCGGGTTCGGTTCGGCGCTGACCGGCACCGTGACCCTACCGACCGTCGCGCAGGTCCTCAACGGGATCACCTTCGGTCCTGGCGCCGCGTCCACCGGGACCGTCACGTTGCCCACCGCTGCTCAGGTACTTTCGGGCGTGACGTTCGGGCCGGGCGGCAGCTCGACCGGCACGATCACGTTGCCGACAACCGCGCAGGTGTTGTCCGGCGTCACCTTCGGGCCGAACGGTGTCAGCACGGGAACCGTCACGTTGCCAACGGCCGCACAGGTTCTCAACGGCATCACCTTCGGCGCCGGGGGGGGCTCGATCGGCACTATTGTTCTCCCGACGACGGGGCAGGTAATCTCCGGCGTCGTTTTCGGTCCCGGGTCGGCCTCGACAGGCAACGTCACGTTGCCAACAGTGGGCAACGTGAAATCCGGCGTGCAGTACGGAACGAACGGCACACAGTACACCGGCACTCTCGCAGGTGGCGGGGGCAGTGGCATCGTCGAGATCGGCTGATACTGCGAGCTGTCCCGTGTCCCGGTCACACTTCCAGACATGGCGATCCCGTCCGTCGCGATCCCGTACACCACGAGCGCCCGCGTAACCGATCTGATCGGCACGCTGGGGCTCTCGTTACGTGACGACGACGAAACGGACACCACCGGCGATTTCATGACGCTCGCGATCAACGCCGGCACGTCCGACGCGGACGTGTACCTGATCCGGTACACCCAGGCGAACTGTGCGACGGACGAGTACGTGGCACAGTCGGCGACGTGGTTCGCGGTCCGGTGGTGGTGCCTGCACCGGTTGAACGACCTGCCGGCCGGGGTGGACGCGGAGTGCAAGCGGCGGGAGAAGCTCCTCGAGAAGGTCCGCACCGGGAAGGCCAAGCTCCGGCTCCCGGCCACCCGGCGCGCGGTCGTCACGACCAACTACCACGTCGATCTGCGCAAGATCAACGATCAGGTGGGGGTCGATACCAGCCGCAGCACGGGCATCGCCGATGGGTACAAGCGAGTCATCGACGAGACAGCTCCGGACGTGAGGTAGCGATGCCGATTTATGACGCCAGGCACAAAAAGTTGGACGGCATCCCGGGCGGCGAACCGCCCGTTCCGGGGTCCGAGCCGTTCCCGTGGCCCTGCCGGACGTTCGACGCGAACGGGAAGCAGCTCATCATGTTGCTCTCGGCGGACACCGAAACGGGCGAGGTGGAGCGGTACGATTATTCCCTCGCAGACAACCTGTTCCGCATCGACCCGGTGACGAAACGGGTGAAGGTACTGAAGGAGCGCCACCCGGCCCCGCTCCGGGTAATGAAGATGGCGCCGAATGAACCGTACATCGCTCCCGCTGGCTCTGGTGGCTGATGGCTACGCTCCGCTGGAGGGGAACGAGGGCGCAATTAACCGCCGCCCTCCGCAGCCTCCCGGCCGTCCTCGCCGGGCGCGCCCCCGATCCCCACGGCCTCCATGCGATCTTCTGGGGCTACGTGGGGAACGCGGTACTCGGCGAGATCCGCGGGGCGTACCTGACGAAAGCGACCGGTGGCGTGGGATCGGACGGTATCGCGTGGCCGGACCTCGCTCTTGCGACGCTCCAGAAGCGTCGGCGCGCGGGGCGGACGGACAGCGACATCCTCCTCGAGACGGGGCGGTTGCTACAGAGCCTACGACCGGGACCGGACGAACTGCCGTCGCTCCACCCGGATCAGGTTTTCAAGATTGACGCGCGCGGGGTGACGGTCGGCACGGACGCGGAGTACGCCGACTTCCACCAGTACGGCACGCCGCACATGCCGCCCCGGGCGATCGTGCCGCCGAACGGAGAGTTACCGGACGCCTGGGTCGAGCCGGTGGAGCGGGCAATGGAAGTGGCACTGCAAAAGGTGATCGAAGTGTTGATCGCAGCGGGGCCGACGCCGTGAGCATGTGGGCGCTACTTTCGGGGGTCGAGCAGCGGTTGCGCTCGGCCGCGGTCCTGAACGACAATCCCACCGGCGCGCTCGGAACCGGCGCGATCTGCGGCGTCCAGCCGGACGGAAAGCCCCCAGGGTTTTCGGGGCAGATGTATTACGCGATCTCCTCCGGCGGGGAACGCGATATTGACGATAACGCGCAGGGGCTCGACCGGTACTACGGCGTCGTTGTGACGATCACGGTCCGCATGGGATACGCGCCCCGGGACCGGCGCGGCGCCCAGATCACGACCCCGGCGCAACTGCTCGACCAGGCGGACATGGTGGCGGCGGCGCTCAACCAGGACGACATCCACCGGATCAGCGCGAACACGCTGATCCCGAACACGGCCGAGTGGGTCGCGGTGAACGGCGGAACCGTGACGAAAAACGGGTTCATCGAACCGCTCCGCGCCGGCCCCATCGGGAAGGTGATCAAGGCGCCGCCCGACTGGACGGATTCGTCCGTCAAGACCGACGTGTACTACGTCGAGGTGACGCTGAAAGAGGCGCGCCGCGTGCAATACATCGGGAGCTGACCATGCCGCTCTACCGCTGCTTGGAGTGCCGGGCCGAGTTCGAGGCCGACAAGCCCGCGTGCGCCCGCTGCGGGATCGACCCCGCGACCGATCCCCGAGACGCCGACATCGTGGTACCCCTCGTCACGGTCCACTTCGACCCGCCCTCCAAGCGGCGCGGGCGCGGGCTGGGGCACGCGGCGTGCGACCCCCAAATCCGGTTCGGTGCGGTGGGGGCGGCGTTCACCAGCGAGCCCGGGAGCGTCAACTGCGCCGCGTGTAAGGCGTCCGAGGTGTTTCTGGCGGCCGGCGGGGCGTCCAACGGCGTCGCTAAATTTCCCCTGACGCGGAAAGGCGGGTGAAGCATGTTGGGCGCGTTCGTGGCCGGTCGGTACGCCGGCGCGTGGGGCTCGACCCCCATCGGGATGACGAAACAGGGGTTCGAACTGGAGTTCCAGTTCAAGCAGGAGAACATCGAGGAGAGCGACCTCTTCGGGCTCCAGATCATCGACCTCATCCTCCGCGGGTGCGACTGTTACGTGTCGATGATGTTGAAGGAGTGGAACGCCGGCTCGAAGGCGCTCCTGTGGGCGCTGGGCGGCGGCACGCTCGGGACGATCTTCACCACCGGCGTCCCGTGCGCGACGTTCGCGTCCTCCCTCGCACAGTCGCTCGTCTTCACCGTGACGGCGAACACGGCGGCGGTGGGTAACCCCAACACGCTGACCGCGCCCGGCGCGTTCCCCGCGCCGTCGTTCAACCCGAAGACTCTCCTCGACTCGCGGCTGCGCGAACTGCCTATCCGGATGATCATGCTGCCATACACCTCGGGCGGCTCGACCCTGGCGTTCTCGACGAGCTGAGGAGGGACCGTGGCTAACCTGGCGATCCCTGCCGGCGTCGAGGCGGCATACAACGGCTTCGTGTGGAACAACTCCACCCAGACGCTCCTGTTCAGCGGGCGCCCGGTGTGGGACAGCGCCGGGCGCACCATCGTTTACACCAATTTCACCCTTACGCTCACCTGCGTGATCCAGGCGTTACCGACGGACGCGATCGTGCGCGACGCGATCGCCCGCCTGACGCAGCCGGCGTGCGCCCTGCGGTACAACGGCCGCGGGGTCGGCAATGTGTTCGTCAACGTGAACGGGGCCAACGACTGCGCGTGGGGACCGAAGCCCGGCGAGGTGACGGCTAAACCATACGGCGGCGGGAACGCCACCCGGCTGACGTGGACCGTGAGTTTCGCGATCCCGACGTGCAACGACGGTCGGTACTCGGGGCCGTCGGAGTTCTTGTATTCGGTCGAAGTGGTAGTGGACAAGAGTGGGTACTCGAAGCGCACGTACAAGGGCCACCTGGTCATCGCACAAACGCGGATCGCGCCGGGCAATCGCACCGTCGCCAGTTCCGCCGACCAGTGGCGCGAACGGATCGACCCGCCGCTCCTGGCGGGTTTCCAGCGTACAGACCGGGTCTTTAACGTTTCCGAGGACCAGAACCGGCTCGACTTCAACATCCGCGATGAACAGATCGGGCCGAACTATCCGCCCGCGGGCGTCGTCACGGTCGAGGCGTCGCACACCTACCGCATGGCCGGGCCGGGCAAGATTTTCCAATGGGTCGGCACGCTCGAAGCGACCTACGAGGTCGCGCTCAACGCGTCGGTCGATGCGGCCGTCAACGCGTTCTGGGCGCTGGCGAACGATCGCATTCTGGCCGCGCGAGGCGCCGGGTTCGGGGCGGTGGCCGCACTGTTCGCGAAGCCGATCTCGTTTTGGCCATTGGACTTCAACGTGTCCGATGCGAGGATCTACGACAAACCGACCGTGCGCATCGTCCTCCAGTACACCACCACGGGTCCGGATCTCGCGACCATTCTCACGCGGGGCGGCCTGTGGCGCCCGGTGCCGGGTTCGAATTGGGACACCTGGGCGACGAGCCTGGCCGTACCCGTCGGCCCGCGCGGCTGGGCGACGGGCCTCCGGTTCACCCCGGGCGAAGACACCATCGTTGACCTGTGCGCGGGTCTGACACTTCCGCCCGCGGGGGGGAAAAGGGACGTGATCATGCGGGGGGCACGAGGCCCCTTGAAAAACTTCCAGATCAGGGGCGGCGTGAAGATCAATTGGGGTGACCCGCCGACCCCGCGCACGTCCTGGCTGAACTACGATGTCGGCATCGAGATCGATGTCGCCTCCAACGTCGTCGTCGGATCCGCGCTCCCGTTGGCGCCGCTCTCGGCCCGCTCGACCGCAGCGTTCAACGCGAAGACGGCAACCGTCTCAATGCCGCTCGGCACGGATGCGTCGTTCTTCCCGCCGGCCACCGATGTTGTCGCCGGCGACGGATCATCAGCGTCACAGTCCTCGTCGGCCGGCGGCACGTTCGTCCAGCAGCGCACGCTGCCCGTCGTGTACGTGTTTCTCACGGGCTCGGCCCTCCGGATCGGTTACCCCGTTCCCGTTCCCACCCTCAGTGACGTGAACGGGGCGCCCCTGGTGGTCGCCAACCGCACCGACCGCGGCGAAGGGTTCGCCCAGAAGATCGTGAGCAGTAGCGGCTTCAGTGGCGTGCCGGTCTACGGCGCGTGGTGGCGCATCCGGTACGTTCTGCCCGTACCACCGTCGGTTACGCTGGCGCTGGCCGTCCCGCCCAACCCCGTCATCAGTTGAGAGGACCAACAATGCCGAAAGAAGTGATCGATGCCGACGACGGCTACCTCACGGTCGAGGCGAAACAAACGAACGGGCCGCCCCTGTTGGTCCAGATCGACCTCTTCGAGGCGACGAACACCTACGCCGCGCTCCACGCCCAGTACGCGGACCCCATCGCCCGCGCGAACGCGTGGGTGGAGTGGCTGGCGAACCGGGGCCTGCCGCCCGTGTCCCACGGCGCCGCGTTCGCGCTGGCCGGGCGGATGAACGTGCTGGTCGAGGAGTACGCAAAAAAAAAGCCCGGCATCGTCTCGGAGAGCACCGAGCGGCCCGCTTCTACGGGTTCCCCCTCTCCCCCCTGACCCCGTGGGAGAAGATCGCCCTGCGCGAGAACATGAAAATCCTCGAGGCGGAAGAACGGCTCGCGCGGGGGTGCGCCGACAACGAGGTGTACGATCTGGTGCTCGCCGTCACGGGGTCCGAGGAGCGCGCGAGCGAAGCCTACGCGGAGCGCCTGATGGTGCGGCAGAAACGCGACGAGGTGGCCGACATCTGAAGGGGGCCGTGTGGCCGCAACAATAACGCTCGAGATCGACGACCCCGGCGCGGGAGCGGCTCCCGCGCCGGCCCCGGCGCCGTCCGGGGCGCCCGCGCCCGCCCCGCCACCGGTCGCGTCATCGGTGGTCGCGTTCGACCGCCCCATCCCCGTTGTGATCATGGGACCGGTCCCGATCCGGGTGACGATCGATGGCGGGAAGGCGCCGGGCGGGGTGCCGGCACCGAAGGCGAAGACCCCCAAGCCCCCGTGGGCGGCCAGAGCGGCGCGGGTGGTCGGCCAGACGGCGGAAGTGGCCGGGCAGACCGCTTCGACTCTCGCGCAGAACCGCGGGGTGGCCTCGTTCTCTGCGGCGGCCGGCGGGGCGTCACGCGCGCTCATGGCCCTCGGGCCGGCGGGTATCGTTGCGGGGGCCGCGCTCGGGGCCAGCGCCCTGGCGGTCAAGGCGTTCACGGAGACGGTCGGCGCTTTCACGGCCCGCGGCCGGGAGTTGGCCGCGTTCAACGGCCAGTTGGCCTATGCGTCGGCCGCAGCCGACGTGTCGCGATTCCGCAGCGACAAGCGCGACGCCGATGTGCTCGGGCCGCAACTGGCGAAACTCATCGAGAACCAGGCCAAGGCGGAAGCGACGTTCGCGGCGATCGCGAGACCGATCCAAGAATTCCTACTCGGTAAGTTGAACACGACCCTCGAATTGGGGCTCAAAGGGATACTGGCACTAGTCGAAAATGCCGACAAGGTGGCCATCGCGTTTCCGATCCTCGTCCCGTTGATTTTGGCCCGCGGCGACGAAATCGCCAAAGTCGGCCGCGAGATCCGGGACATTCTTGCGGGCGGCGGGAAGATAGATGTGCTCGGCGACTGGCTCAAGGCGCTCCGGGACTTCAAGGGGCCACCGGCGCCCGGCCCGGTGCCGGCCCTCGGCGTGGTCCGGCCGCCAGAAAGATAACGAGAGACGCTCTACGAGGGCGTCACGATTTGGCCTTCAGGACGCCCGCGACTCCGCCAATTACGACCCCGACGGCCCCGAAACCGAGTACGTGGGCCGGCATCGTCAGCAGGCGCGCGATCGAGAACGGTTGCGCGAAGTAGGTTTCCATGATGCCGCCAGAAATCGGCGCGAACTGACTCAGCACGAACCCCAACAACCCCAGCACGGCACCTCCGGAGCAGCCCCACAGCAAGCCCGTGCGGAACGGATCGGCCGGTCGTGCCCGAAGAGCGCACACCGTTCCCACGGTTCCAATTTCGAAGATCAGACAGACGCCGATCGCAAAGATGACCTGGGTGCGGTAGTGATCGACGACCCGCGCACGTAATTGCTCGCCTGGGTCGTCCTCGTGAGCGGTCTTCGAGTCGGCCGGAACCGCGGGTTCCTTCTGCGACTTCACGGGCGGCGCGCCGGCCTTCTTGAGCGCGAGCACGATCCCGCCGCCCCCCATCAGCACGAGCACACCAACGACGCTCATCGCGAGCCACGGAAAATGCGACCGCCTGCGGCGCCGGTACGCTGGCGCCGCACCTTCTTCGGCCACAAACACCTGCGCGCCGCAATTCGGGCAGTTCCAGTTGAGGCCGATCAGCGCGCGAGGCGCCATTGATTCGACTTCACACTTCGGGCACGTCACGAACGGCATGTTGCACCACAACAACCTGATGAACCGCCGGACCTAATCGGTCGGCGGTCGATGCACGCGGTAGGCCCGCTCTTTCCTTCGGCCCGAGGATAGCGAGATTTGGGGGTCAACGCAACTCTGCGCCCCGAGTCACGTTGCGGTCACTGATGTGACGCGGGCGTACCGCGCATCATCGAGGTGCTGTTCGTCCCACGATTTGCGGTGTTCGATCCAGTCCCGCCCGCGAGCCGTGGTGACCCGGGCGCCGGATCGAGCTGCGAACACACTGTGGATCTCCACCGGACAATCGACCCAGTCCCGCCGGAACAGTCGCGGCCGGGCCGTTCGCTCGAACACCTGACCACCGATCGTCGTGGTATGCGGCAGCAGGTACACATCCGCCAGATCCATTTCGCACAGCGCCCCGATGTGGTCGCGGGCATGGTGCGTCAGGGCCTCGTCGGCGTCCAGGCTCAGCACCCACTCACCGGAGCAGTGGGACAACCCGAGCGCCCGGCTCGGCTCGCTGATCCCGTGGCATCGGTCCGGCACAACCACATCGGCGCAGCGCAGCGCGATCTCAAGCGTCCGGTCCTGTGACTCCTGCACGACGACAACCACCTCATCGACCGCGGGGCGGCACGACTCGATGCAGCCCGCGAGGCGGTACTCTTCGTTGCAGGCGATCACCAGTAGGGAAATCACGTCAACAGCCTCCGGAGTTCGTCGAGGAAGCCGAACGCGGTCTCTTCGCCCGCGAACCCCAACCGCATGTTCGGCCGGAGCTGGGGCGTGGAATCGAACGCGGTTTCGTCGAGAACGAACTTCGACTGGCACCGGTGGATGAACATGGGCGACACGCCGTCCGGACCGGGCTGGACGAACGCCACATGGTCCCAATTGCAGTGGGTGGCGTACATCGTGTATTCGCGCCGGAACTTGGCCCACGCCACCCGGGGCGGTCCCTTGTCGCCGTGGTCGTGGTGGCGCCCCCAGCCGTAGCACCAGTCGCCGCGGTCGTCGTACCAGCGCATCAGGCTGAGTGGTTCCCACACCTTCGCTTTGTTCACGAGGTATTGCCCGACCTCCAGACCGACGTGCGGACCGAACGGCTTGACGCCCCAATCCGCCCAGCGCGTCCATTCGGCCGTCTCGGCACGGTCCGGCCAGAACACGGCGCCGGTCTGGAGGTAGCGCGGTTCGTCGAACAGCACCGTGGGGTCAGCGCACGGGTAATTGTCCGCATCGAGTACCAGAACCTCCTTGAACGGACTATGCAGTGCCGCAAAACTCTTCACCTGGAACGGCGGGTGCAGTGAGCCGGATCCGTGGCGTGCGGTCGTGTCGATGAAGCCAGTGAGTCCGCGCGTTTTGGCCGCTTCCGGATGGGCCAACGCGTCTATCACGTCAACGTCGAAGCCGGACAGGAGGTGGGCGATCCAGTCGTTCGCCTCGGCCGGCCCGAGGTGCCAGACCTGGACGGGCAGCGTGCAGCCGATGTCGCGCAGCATCCGCACCGTGACCCACACCGAGGGCCAGTATTTGCCCCCGCCGACGATCACGACCCCGCGGCCGGAGTACCGGTCCGCGGGATACGGCGGGATCGAGCGAGCGAACCGGTCAGACTCCAGAATGAGCGGATCAACGCCGTCGAGAACCTTATCCGGGCACTCACGACAGCAACGGGCCGCGCTGCTGCAAGAGGTGATGCGTGTCGTAACGTCTCTGTGCAACTCGCACATCAACAGAGGTGACCCGCACGAACCGCCAGGCACCCGCGGACCGAGTCGCTGGCACGGACGCAGGTCCGGCAGCGAGACCCGACCGGGTGGGGACGCCTGTGGCAACACACGGTGAGCGGCGCGGAAGATCGCGCACGTCGTACAGCCGGGTTTCGTGCCGCCGCACTTGCAGCGCAGGTGAGTCGTGTTCATCAGCCCTGGTAGTTGAAGACGATAATGCACATCTCGGCGGACGCGCCGCCAGAGTGACACGGAATGCCGGCGGCGACCCACGAAGACGGGATCATGAACGCTGCGGTGTACGGGGACGCGCTCGTGTAGAACGGCAGTATCTGCGCGCCCCCCGACCCGATGCATCCGGAACAGTCGTACAGGTACGCCGGGGCGTACTCGATGTAGAGGTGCGAACCGGTGTTCGTGTAGCACCCGATGTTGACCGGGATATTTCCGTAGGGGCCGCACCCGGCCGGACTGGTCGCGGAGAAACTGCCCGACATGTTCGACATCTGGAGCCACGCGGCGCCGCCGTTCTGGTTCCACATGAACTCGAACCCGGCGTTCAGTGCCGCGCTGCTGCCCGGCGTCGCCGCGATGATGTACCCCGGTACCGGGAGGTTCGTGAACACGTTCGACGATATCGCACCAGTCACGGAATTGAACCCGGTACAGGTCGTGTCCGGCGTGCAGGAGAGCCAGTCGAGGCGGATCTTGGTGAGATTGTTGCACGGGCCGCCGGCGACCGGGGTGCTGCCGCAGAGCGACACCGTGGGGAACCCGAAGACGAGGTAGTTGCACGCGGCGCAGCCGAACGTGCCCGTGTAGTTGGCGGACCCGCTCCCCACCCCGGTCAGTGTCAAGCACGGCACCCCGCACGCCGAGAGCGTCAGCGTGAGCAGATACGTGTGGCCGCAGATCGTCAACGTCTCGCGCGTGGGGCTCGTCCAGGTGGTTCCGTCACTCGACGTAAGGGCGAATCCTGCATCGGTGCCGTTCAGGCTCACTTCGAGGCAATCATTCTTGGTGAGTGCCGCGAGCCATTCGGCTCCGCTACAGACCGAAGGTGGTGGCGGGGGTGGAGGCGATGTACTCGCCGCGAACGGCCACCACACCGGCCAGCGACCCAGCGGCTTCCACTTTTCCAGCTTCAGATCCGGCCCGGCGGTTGCGACCGTTTGCATCAGGCCACCGGTATCGTCGAGCACGACCCGGTTCACCGAATAAGCGAGGACGGTTTGCCAGGCGGTCTGGAAGTCGCGCCAGACCCGCAGCGCGGGCCGTTCGTAGAACTGTCGCTTTTGCAGCCAGTTGTTCGCCCGCTCGGTGGCGATCGTCGCGAGCGTGGAGGCGTTGGTCGGGGTCCCGGTCGCGCCCTGCGCGGTGAACCCGTCGTCGAGTTGGACGACGGTCCCGGTAACCACCCCGCTCGTCGTCGGGAGGGTCACATCGACGATGTAAAACGGCGAGTTCCCGTTGTTCCACGTATCGACGGGCCGGCGCGGGAACCGCACCCGCACCTTCTCCGGGCGCCAGCCGCGCACCTCTTCGGACGGGTACCCGTCCCAGATCCGGTCGTCCGTGATCGCGTTCAGCGGGCCGTCCTTCGCCGCGCCGAGTTGCACGATCGCGAACGTATCCTTCACCGGATAGGCGGCGACCACGCAGCCCAGGCGGTCGCACACGTCGCACAGCGCCGCCCACGGCCCGTCCTCGTTGAACACGAGGTTCTCCGGGTTGCCCGTCGGCGCGAAGGGCAGCGTGAACTGCGCCGTGCTCAAGCCGAGTTGGGTGACGAGATCGTTCACCACGCCCTGCCAGGTCCACTGCGAGCTGCCGCCGTTGAGCGACGCCGAGAAGAACGCCGAACCGTCCGCGGTGGACAGGTTGTACGACAGGTACCCGTTGTCCGTCGCCGGGAACGGGATGCGCTCGAGGTGGTGCCGGCGGTCCACCACCTCGCACAGGTAGACCGAGTTCGGGTCCGAGTCCGAACCGGGAGTGACGCACTCGCTGTTTAAGAGAGTGACGGGGGACAGGGTCAGGAGGTGGTCGGCGTCCTCGCCGGAGAACGTGAAAGCGAGGTCCGTGGCGGCGTTGAGGCCGGGGTTCGCGGAGGTGCCGTCGCCAAACAGGTTGGCGTATGTCATCAAGAACCAGCCGCGCCCCGGGTCCCGGCCCGGGGCGACACGAAACGAGTTGCCCTTCCCCCTCCACCGCTCCGTGGGGAGCCCCTGCGCCACACATTCCGCGTACAGGGTCGCGGGATCGGCGCAGGGAACGGTGCCGTTGATGAACGTCGCCATGCCCCGAAATTAGGGCGGACACCGCCGGATCTCAGTCCCCCGGCGGCTCGATCGCGCGGACACTCGGGGCGAACCCGTCCTCGTTGTACCGGTTCAGTTGCCGGTAAATTTTGACCAGTTCGCCCTTCTGTTCGGGCGACATGCGGGCGGTCAGCGCGCGGGCCAACCGGTCCACGGTCGCGCCGACCGGATCGGCCAGGTTCTTCTCCGTCGTGGCGTAGTTCCGCAGGGCGTCCGCGATCCCGTTCAGGTCCAGGTGCCGCGCGCGGTCCCCGGTCTTGTTCAGTTCGCCCCGGAGGAGGGCAATCCGGTACGCGCCCGACTGTCGCCACCCGCGGTCCTTCCGGGCTTCGTCCTCCACGCGGGCCGCCGCCGCGTCGAGATCCTCGTCCGACCCCGCGCTCGGTGGCGCGGAAGGAGCCGGGGCCACTTCGGGCGCGGGTTTTGCCAGCGACGCTTTCCGCACGGCGCCCTTCGCCGCAACGTACTCGTGCCCCGTTTTTGGGTCGGTGAGCACCACCGCCGGGCGTTCGACCACCACGGGATCGTTTGTGAAAACGCCGGTCGGTCCGTCGAACAGGCGCCCGTCGAACTGCGTGACCTTCCGGGGGTCTCCCTTCAGTTTGCCGCCGAACGAGTGGATCACCTTCGCCAGCGAGTCCGCGGCCTCGCCCTTGCCGGCCCTGAACGCGGCGCGCCACTGCGCGCCGAGGTTGTCAAGCGTGTCGCGCCGCCGCGTTCCCGAACCGGCCTTTTCGTCGGCATCGGGTTCGAGCAGGTTGTGTAGCGCCGCGTCGAGATAATCGCGCGCGTCCGAATCTTCCGGGTACTGCGCGGTGACCGCAGCCAGGTAGTTCCGGTCCGCGTGGGGATCGCTCTCGGCTTGTTCGAGCGACGGGGCCTTCTTCGGCACTTTGGGTTTTGGCGCGGCCTTCTCTTTCGGTGGCTTCTTCGGCTCCCGTTTGGGTGGCGACTGGGGTTTGGCCGCCTCCGGTTCCGTCGCTTGCGCGGGAGGGCCATTCGAGGCTGGTTCTGCAACGGGTGCCGGTGCGACCGATTTGGCCGCCCGCCGTTTGGCCAGGAGAGCTTGAGTTTCGGGGTCGTCGAGGAGGCCGGCGACCGCCGACTTGGCGGTTCCACTGAGGGCCGTTTTGAGATCGTCAGACCGCTTCTTCAGCCGGGCGATCGTCGCCGCGGGCTTCTTCTTCGCCACGGCGCCGAGCCACTCGCGCCGGGCCGCGTCCGCTTTGATTTCCAGGGTGGATTTTTCGACCGGTTCCTCGGTCGTTTCGTCGTCGTCATCGCGTGTCGCCGCGGGAACCGGTGCGGCCTCGACCGGTGGCAGTTCTTCGTCCGGCTGCACATCCTCGAGTTCGGACTCGTGGGCCTTCGGGATCGGGAGAAGTTTCCCCTTCCCGGCCGCCGCGTTCGTGAGGTGGGCGAGGAACTGCCCCCGCTTGTCCTCGGGCACCCCGTCCGCAGCCGCAGCGGCGCGGTCGTGGAGTTTCTTCACCTGTTCGGGGCTGGCGCCGTCCCGGGTCGCCTCGACGACGGCGTTGTAGGCCACCGCAGCCTTGAGTGCGTTCGCCTCGGTCTCGGCAACGTGAACGGGAGTGTTCTTCGGCCGCTTCTTGGCCGGAGCGGGCTTGGCGACTTCCTTCGCGATCTCCTTGGCCACCGGCGCGGGGGGCGGTTCTTCGGTACGTGCCGACTCGGTGGCCGGTGCGGGTTCGGCGCCGCCTTTTACTTCCGCGGGTTCGTCCCAATCGGCGGGGTACCCCTTGCTGTTGAGTTTCGGTTCCGGTGTGGTTTTCTTCTCGTCGGCCTGCGGGCCGTGTCGGTTCTTGAGGTACTCCTCGTACTTCTTGTCCTGTTCGGCCGCGCTCTCTTCGCCGTGGGCCTTCGCTCCCTTTTTGAGCAGGTCCAGCACGAACTCTTCCGGCCTCTTCCCGGCGGGAATCCGGATGTGGCCGGAGTGGTGCAGTTCGCCCGCCAGCGCGTCGAGTCCGCTGTGCCCGCGCCGGCCCTTCGAGTCGCGGAACGCGGCGAGGGGCACGCCATCCTGCACCGCCTCCTTCACGCTGCCGTAAACCGTCCTGAAGGCGTGATCGTCGGGATCGATGCCGCCGAAGTCGATCACCGACTGTGCGACCGTCCCGGCGAGTTTCGACTTCTTCGCGGCGCGGCTCTTGGCCGCCGCCTCGTCGGGGAGCTTGAGTTCCTTCGGGACCGCCGCCCGGATCTCCTTCGACCGCGCGACGTGGTCGAGGAGCCGCTGGACCATGAACGTCTTCTGCCGCTCACCCCGGAGGTTGGCCTCCAGCACCGCGCGGGCCTTCACCAGCTCCCGGCCCCGCATCACCGGCAGGTGAGTGGCGAGTTCGGCCACCTCCTCCGGGGTCGCGCGCCGCTTGGCGACCTTGGCGATGATCTCCAGCCCGGCCTTTTCGCTGGCCTCTTGTTTCTCCTTCCGCTCGCCCGGCTTGGTCTTCTGGTACCGCTTCTCGTTGGTTTCCGTGTTGTACCAGCCCTGACCGCCCTTCGCGCCGGTGAACGGCTCCCAGGACAGTTCGAGGGCCGACAGTTCCTTCATCCCGACGATCTGCGCCACCTGCACGGGGTCGCCGGCCAGGTTCGCGAGGGCCTCCAGGCTCCCCGCTGCGGCCTCGGGTTTACCCGCGGCCGTCGCGCGCTGCTGGGTGCGGATCATCGCCAGGGCGAGGAGCTGCGCGATCGTGGACTTGCGCGACCGCATCAGCTTCTTGTTCACCTGCTGGAACGCCGCTTGCTTAACGCCCGGATCGTCGTCGGGCGTCGTCGTGGCGGCCAGTTCGAGCGGCTTACCGAAGAGGAGGTGATCGACCTTGGCATTGAGGTTGAGGAGCGTCCGGAGAACCGGCAGTTCCGAATCGGTGGTCGAGAGATCGAACGGGATGTCCCCGCCCGCGCTCGTGCCCTTGGCCTGGAACGGTTTGGCCCCCATCCCCTTCGCCGCCGCAGCGGGCAGATCACCCGACCGCTTCTGGTTCTGGAGGTTCTCCTGCTCGGCCTGTTCTTCGAGCGACTGGAGCTGGATCTCGTACCACACCGAGGCCCCGAAATTGATCGTCACGGCGCCCCGGAGCCAGGGCTCACAGGCGTTGACGATCAGGCCCGACAGTTCGTCCACCGTCCCGAGGAAGCCCTGGTAGGGGAGGAGCCGGCCGTTGTACCCGCTGCCCGATTCCGACGACTGGACCACTTCGCGGGGGATGCCGGCCCCGTCGAGCATTTCCATGTCCAGATCGCGCGGGTACTCGCGGAACCCCGCGATATCGGCCTGCGGGGCGTCGTCCTCCATGTCCCAATCGTATTTGCCCTCCATGCCCGCATTGGCCACGTTCTCGAACGCGTATGTTCCGCCCGCTTCGGCGTAGTCGAGCAACTCGCGCGCGATGTCCTGGTTGTCGCGCTCGACGGGCGATTCGTCCGGTCCGACGTTCGTCTTCCCTGGCGGGTAGTAAATCTTCTTGCCGCGCCAGGCCCCCTTGCGGAACCAGAGCCGTCGGGCGTGGACCGCACCGTTGCGGCCCCGCTTCTCGAGCCACGGCTCGAAGAGGCCCCCGAGCGGGGCCGAATCGTAGAACTCGCCCAACTCCTGATAGCCCGCGAACCACATCGCGTGCGGCTCGCCCACCCAGATCGGTTCGGAGCTCTCGGCCGAACGGAGCGTGAACCCGGCGAACGCCCCGCGGCGCTCCCCGTTCGCCCACACGCGCGGTTGCACGTCGCGGCACTCGAGCGCGCGGACCGTGTTCAGCCGGTGCCGGCCCCGGTGCGGGATGAACTCGGCGCCGCCCGCCGCGAAACCGAACCGCCAGTATTTCGAGAGGAGTCGCGGGAGGGACTGGCGCCAGAACCGGCGCAGCGTGTTGGAAACGAAGTTCGCGACACGTTTGTCGGTCGCCTTGACCGTCCACTTCACCTTCTGGAACGGCGCCCGCCACAACCGCTCGATGAACCGCACCTGCGGATCGCGCAACATCCGCGGGATGTCGATCCACGTAAAAATCGGCGCGCCGTCGAGGGCCGCAGCGCCGTAACCCCACCACCCGTACCCGGTCGGGTGGTACCCAATCGTGGGGCTCCGGCCCGCGATTTTGGCGCGAAGATTCTTCTTTTTCTTCGGATCGTCGCCGTCCGCGGGAGCGGCGGTGGAAGTGGTGTTGCGTCCCATGCCCGAAGTTTCTTCGGGACACCGAATCGGCTATTGACACGGCTACCGACTCAAGAGCCAGCGCTGCAACTCATCGTCGCGCGGGCTGGGTCGATGGTTGCAAGCGTCCCGCTGACCGCGGTTAAACGCATCTGCCACGCCGGGAGGGAAACCGGGAGTAAAGTGAGACGAGCGAACGACGAAAATATGTGCCGCATGTCTTCCGTACCTTCGGGTCATGAAACCACAAACTCTCGTCCTTGACACCAATGATGATCGGCGCGAGATCCGCAACCTGTTGAGCCGACTCCCGCCGCCGCACCGCATCCGATTCCTCGAATGGGCCTGTTCTGTCGTTCCCCAGGGACAGCGCCGGCTCCCCGTTCCGGTCGTCACGGACATGCGGATCACCGCCGACCAGGCGTACCGGTGCGACCACGCCGACGCGCGGCTCACGGACGAGGTCTACGTGGACATCTTGCAGTTGTTCCACCAGTACGAACTCGACGCCGCGAGCACCGCCCGCGAACTCGAAGCGTGGGTCAAGCGGCCGGAGTACCGGAAGGCGCGCCTGCACGCGCTGCTGCGCGTTCGGCGCGGGCTTGAACCCGCATCTCCCGGCGCCGGGCCTTCTCGCACGGGCGGCAGCGGTACATCAGACCGCCGGGGTTGAGTTTGTTCTTCCCGAACTGGCCGATTGGCAGATCGTGCCCGCACTTCCCGCAATGCCGCGTCTCCTCCTTGCCGGCACAGACTGCGAGCACGTCGTACAGGTCGCGCCGCACTGTCACCTTGGGATCGGCGTTGGGGAAGTAGGCCCGCACCTCGAAGAGCGCCTCGTCGTCGTCGGTGTCCTCGACCTTCGAGATGCGCAGTTCGGTACACCGCTCGGCCAGTTCTTCGACGATCCTCCACCGCTTGAGAACCTGCTCGGGCTTCAGTTCCTTCGCCACCTCCGGACCGGCGACCAGCTTCTTCTTGCACTTGTCGCAGAACCCTGGGAGGGGACCGGTGAACGTGCCCTCGCACTCGGCCCCTAAGCACCGCCGCACCTTCACCACCGGGGGCGTTTCCTCGACGACGCAGCCGGCCGGAGCCATGCGGGGCTCCGACCGGTGGGCGTCGATGATCTCGAGCGCGAGCGCCTGCGTGATGCGGCGCCCGTCTTCGGCGAGCAGGATGGCGTGTTCGCGCACGGGCTGGGGGACGCGGAAGTCCGCCAGGGCGTAGAGGGCCAGTTCGTCAAAAAGTTCAAAATGAACTTTTTGGTACCGGCCGAACGCGGCGGCGACGAGCCGGTACCGCCGCGCCGTGGAGATCGAAAAGGGCAGCGCGGTCTGCACCCACTTCTTGTACGCGCCGTGCCTGAGTTTGCCCCGCACCTCCTCGAGCACCAGCCCGATCCGCACCGCGTCGCACGCCTGGCGGTAGGCCGCACCGATGATGTCGGCCGTCTTGGCGTCCAGCCAGACGCGCCTGGGCGTGTCCCGGTTCTTCTTGCGGGTGGTGACGAGGGCGCCTCCGGCGTCCGGCGGCGGTGTCGGCTCAAGTGGGGATGACATTCCTTCAACTTAGCCGGCCCCGCGCGGCGGCGCAAAGAGGAAACGTCCGAACCGACTGTCGCCCCCACGCACGAGGTGCCGGTGATGCTGTTCGCCACCGAGGAACACCTGACCGGGGGCGGCATCGGCGGATCGCTCGTCGCCGTCGCCTACGGGCTCTATCACCTGTGGCGAATGGTGCGGGCCGAGAAGCGAGCGGACGCCGGGGCGCAGGTCGAAGTGGACGGCAAGAAACTCGTGGTGGACGAGAAAGCAGTCGAAGTGGACGCGAAGCGGATCGCCCTCGAAGAGCGGCTCGCGGCAACGGTCGCCAAGACCTATGCGGGGCTCATGGACGCCCTCAATGTCGCCCATGCCGACGAGATGAAGTCGGTCACCGACCGCCTCACGGCCCTGGAGAAGCAAGAGCGCGCGTGCCAGAAAACCGTGTCGGAACTGAGGGCCGAGAACGAGACCTTTCGCGCGCGGGTCAACGCCCTCGAAACCCAGCTACGCGCCGCCGGCCTAATCACTGCGCCCGGAACCGGCGAACGACCCGCGTTACCCGCGCCCGTCACCTGACCCCTGCGCCGCACGCGCAGATCGTGTGAAGGCGTGAGTTCGGCGCAAGCGGCGGGGCGCGGGTGCCGAAGGAGAACGACAGCCCCAAGAGCCCAAGGAGTTTCACATGACGGACTGGCTGAACAGACTGCTCGACCTGAAGAACGAGTTCCAACTGGCCTGGAACCGCATCGCCATGGCCAAGTCCCAGATCTGGGACATCGTTGGCCGGCACCCGGAGTTGCAACAGGACGCGACCGACACGTTCAGCGCGCTCGTGACCGCAGCACAAAACAAGAGCGTCTCGGGGATCGTGAGTTTCGCCCTCGCGGTGCAGAAGACCGTCACGGACGCCGAACTGGCGTACACGAGCGAGGCCAGCGCGATCCAGGCGGTCCTCGCCCAACTGAAGGCCCTGGCGAACTGACCCGCGGCCCACGAGGCCCCATCGGCCGGACGAACGGTGCGCGTTCGTCCGGCCCGTTCGTGACACCCACTTCTTCCGCTCACCAGGGTATGCACCATGTGCCGGTTGTTCCTGCTGCTCGCGTGTCTGGCCGCGCCGGTGCCGCTCCTGGCGACCGACGGGCCGTTCCCGACACCCGCACCCGTCCCGGCACCGCCCCCGCCGCCGGTCCCCGCGCCGGCCGGGACGGTGCTCACCCTGACGCCGGACCTCCTGTACGTGTTCTCGGACGGCGCCGCCGATCTGGTCGCACAACCGGCCGGGCTCGTGACCGTGACCAAGACGGCCGGCCCCATCACGTTCAAGGGCAAGTTCGCCGGCGGGACGGGCGGGGTGGAGACGCGCACGCTCACCGGCCCCTTTGTGTACTCGGTCGAACCCGTGGCCGGCGCGTCCGGTCGGGTCCACCTGGCCCTCGTTCGCGAGGGGCGCAAGCTCGGTGACCCGATCCCCATGACCATCGTGGATGTGGGCGCTGCCACCCCTCCGCCCCCACAGCCCAAGCCGGTCGATCCACCGGCCCCCAAGCCAGACGCCACGCGCGGCATCTGGGTCATCGTTGTGCAGGACGAGTCGGTCGCCGCGCCCGCATCCCTGACCGGCGCCACCATCACGAAACTGGTCGCGTCCGGTCGGGGTCACATCTACGGCTCTTCCAGGGACGCCGCGAAGATCGCCGCGAAGAAGTACGACGCGCTGCTCGAGGAAGCGGAGGTGCGCGGCTCCGGGCTCATCGTACTCGACAAGACCGGCGCCAAGGTACTCGTGGTCCCTCTCCCGACCACCGATGCCGATCTCGCCTCGAAACTCAGGGGCGTCGTACCGGGCGTGTGATGCCCCGCACCTTCGCCCATCAAACACCACACTCTGACCGAGGACCGCACCGTGAACGAGAAGGTTTTCGCCAGCGCGCTGGGGCACGATGTCGTCTTCGTGGACCGCGAGCAGCTCCGCCGGACCTCCGGGCGGATGATGCGCCGCCTCGACGTTCAGGGGCTGGTGGGCGCCCCGCTGCCCACCGCTCCGGCCGTCATTGATTACACGAAGGGCAACACCGCAACGCTCCCCGTGCTGGGGAACAACCAGTACGGCAACTGCTATTACGCGGCCCCCTTGCACATGTTCCAGGTGTGGGCCTGGGCACAGGACAAATCGCAAGCCCTGACGTTCAACACCGCGGATGTGGTCCGGCGGTACCTCCAGCTCTCCCCAGGGGACAATGGGCTCGGCGACGAGCAGGTGTTCCCGGAAATGCGCGCGGGGATGATCGGCCCCAACGGGCCGCACAAGATCCTCGACGATTTGCTCATCGAGCCGACCGATCGCGCGACCGTGGCTCTCGGGAGCTATCTGTTTGGCGGGTCGCTGTACACGGCCGCCCTGGCGAACGCCTGGACGGCCAACATCGCACCCAACGTGACCTGGGACGTGGGGCGGCCGAACCCGCGCCAGGGCCACGCGATGTTCATCTCGGGCAAAGATGCGGAGACATACAAGGTCCAGACCTGGGGGCTCAACCCGCCGGTCAACCTGACGTTCGCCGGGCTGGAGAGTTGTGACCCGGAAATCATCGTTTGCTTCGGGCTGGACTGGTTCGATCCGGCCACGGGAATTGCCCCCAACGGGTACCACTACACCGAACTCGCCACGTTCTGGCAACAGCTCGGCGGCAAGGCCCTCCCCGCTTCCCCGTTTCCGCCCAAGCCCGCACCGACCCCGGGGCCGGGGCCGGCGCCGGCCCAGATCGG